GACCCATATGTTAAAGAACTTACTGCTCGATAGCAGCTAATTTTTTCGCTAATTTATCAACTTCTTTCCGAAGAGCAACGCTATTTTTCTCCGGCCATTCAATATTTTGTGTTTTCCAGAAATTAATCGATCTTATTCTGCTCTCTTCTTTCTCCTTATTGAACTTCTCCTCACTGTAATCGTAGTTCTTATCTGCACCCCTTGAAACAAGCTCTTCCCAGCTTGGCCAAACGAAAGCATCTTTCTCTTTTTGCTTTAGCGCAAATATCTCATCATCTTTATAGGTCTTCGAATCTTTTACCCTTTTATCATTTGATTCAATTCTTTTTTCAAAACTCTCAATCTCATTGCGAAGTTTTTCAGCAGCTGTCATTTTTTTGATTTTCTTCTGGTACTCTTCTGCTAGCTCGTTCTTCACGGATTTGGGTAATCTAGTTTTGGTGATGTATCGATAGTGTAACCTTTGGATGTTGTGACCACCTGCGTAAATCACCTCAGTACTTAAAGGATACTCTTTTTCGTCTCTAACAATTATAGCGTCAATTTCCAAATTACCTTTAGGTGAAACACTGGTGCCAATTTCTTTGAGTTTATCATCTGGCTTAGTGTGGTTACCAATCGATTTAACGAGGTCACTGATAACTGTCAAACGTGTTAATTCCTCGTCGTATTTAGACATTGGTTTTTCAAATTTTTTCTGAAATTGTTTCTTTATTTTTTCAACAAGATCATGAATATCAGGATCAATTTCGTCCAATATCTTGGATAGAATATTATTCTTCGGTATCAAGGAGAAATCCTCAAAAAGCATTAGGTTCTTCATCGTGAATTATATATCACAGCCAATCATAACTAAGTGAAACCACCTGCCTTGCATATTCATTCACGATTGGACGTCCTGTATTGTAAGCTCCTGCAGCAAGATCCCATCTTCCAAATCTCTTCTTGAGGTATTTCAAGATCCTCATCGATGTTTCGACGTTATAATCTATGTCGTTCAAAAGAAGAGAATCTGAATATTTCTTTGGAGCAAATTTACGGGCAGACCCTGGCATGATCTGCATAGCTCCAAGAGCTCCGGCAGAAGAAACCAATCTCCATTCATAATTTCTATGATTGGGACCTCGATATCCTGTTTCCCGGTATGCAAATGCAAATGCAATTTCTTCCGGGACATTGTATTTTTCGGAATATGTCTTCAGTGCGAAATACATTCTAACTGAAGGAGATTTCCAATCGATAGAAGTGGGATCGTTAATACTAATAATGTCCTTTTCCGCACGGACTTTCCATACGAAAGAAGCGAAGATCACAGCGAAGAATAATATGATTATTTTAACAAATTTCATTTCTTAGGAAAATGTAAAGAATAATAATCGTAGATTATCATTCCTATCGTATCATTATAGATAGTTATTTTGTTTTCTTCCCTATCCATAAAAACCAATTCCCCTCTGTCGTTGACAGACACGGAAACTGTTGTTCTACCTTTGGTCTGGGGGAACTTGTCTTTCTTGGGGTTTAAACCATCGGAAACCTTATCGTAATTAAGTCCAGCGTAGAACGCAATGGCCATAGACGCAATAAGAATAACCAGATTCCAGGTCTTATTAAGACCGGCTAAGAAAGATTTTTTGGCTCGAGCCTTGATGCTCAATCCAGGGAAAAATTGTTGGTTCTGTTCCATAAATTCTTGATATTTAATTATTAACTATAACAAATATCAAAAAATGGGCCGTGAATTAAAAAAGAGGGAAGTTTTTTTCTATAATTAAATACTGATCTTAGGATTTGTTGTTTGAAAATCCTTTTTTCTCATGATTGTTTTCATTTTGAGATCAAGTTCTTTACTCCTAGGATCATACTCTATAACGAATGGAGTATTGATGTCAGTTCTCATATCTTGAATAACCGCTTCCGCTTTAACTGGCAGCTGAGCGATCTTTTTTCCTGACTTGGAATATGCACGTTTAAATAGACCTATTAGTTCTGCTGATGTAATTGGTTTCTTATTTCTCTCGTCGTTGATCCTGTCCTTAAAATGCTTACTAAACTCAACGTCCAAGCCAACATCCGAAAATAATTTATCAGCGTAAGTCTCGACAGTTTTGATTTCCTCGGGGGAAAGTTTTTCGTTTAGAGTGTTCCAAGATTCAAAATTCATCATATTCATACTCTATTTATCTCTGCCAAAACGCTTCAGTCAAAACTGGATATATAATAGCTATGAAGAACCTTAAGATATTCGAAGATTTTCTCAACGAGAGCGACAAATATGAATCGTTTTTAGAGCGTATCAAAAAGATGCCTGAAGAAGAGAAAGAGTTTCTTTCGAATGTGTGGATGGATTCTGACGAGATTACCTCAACTATAGCCTCTGCACTTTGGACTTCAGCCAGAACTGGAAACAGTTTTAAGGAGAATGCTTTGAGATTTCTTGCAAAGAAAGGTCTAACGGTTGGTGCTGAAAAAGCATTGGACGATTTTATCTATAAAAATAGCTAAAATTACCCGACCATCATCCGGTCGTTTGCCATCATTGTTTGAACCTGAATAGGCTGAAAATATTGTGAATAGATATCTTTCACGTTTGTTGGAACCGGAACGTAACCGCCAGTCTCGTTGATCTTATGAAGCGGTAAGAAGTTAACCCCTATTTTATTTTCGTCAATTACTTTGCAGACAATCTTGCAAAAGGATTTATCAGGCTCTGTTACACAACAAATCAAACTGAATCTTCCTTCCTCGGTTTCTACCGGATGCGAAAAGTTAATTCCGCTTAAATCTCGGTTTTGGTGAAGCATCATAAGATGCTCTAGAAGTTTCTTCCTAGCGTTCATTAGTTGATTTCGTATCTTGATAATCCGTCAACAAAGTCGGAATACTTCAGCATGGCATTAGGACTCATGATGAGCATGGGAAATGCTTCATCATCCTTGATCGCCATTCGATCAGAAACATAAGATGTGATCTCGTCTTTTTTATCAGCCGGAAAATTCAATTCTTGCATTAAATTTTGAACAATCGAATCCAAGGACTGATCTAGTTGTACATCACCAGAAAACTGGTATGCTTTTTCGTTCTGATCCAGCCAACTATCAATCTTTGATCTGTCGAGGTTTGACAGCTCTAAATTCAAAATGTAGTCGGTGTATTCTTTCATGTGTTTCATTCGAAGACTTGTATTTTCATTTCCTTTGTTACCAGCGGTGTCCATTTTCCTTTATATGTCGTCGCTCTCACAATATGGTTATCTATCCAATGATAATTTCCTCCTCTGGGTTTATTCATCAGTAGATGGTGATATTTATACCCGTTTCCATTTAACCAGGTTTCCGTGATCTCTCTTAGATCTTCGGTTCTGGATGTGAAAAAGGTTATAACGTGTCCCTCTTCATACCATTGGTTGATAATCTCATTTGATCCCGGGTAGGGAAGACAGTGCTTCATTCTTTCCGGTTCCTCGTTCGGAACATCATCCGTGATTGTTCCGTCGATATCGATCAAATAGTTTTTTTTATCCCCCTCTAGGACGGGGCTTACTGTTTCACTCATGTATTTTCGGATTAAAATGCCGGTTAGTTGATAAATTATTCTCCAGCAGAAGTTGACTTACCTAGATTTCTACGGATCAGCTTTCTTACATAGTGGGAGATACTTACTGGAGGCTCACCTGTAGTGATAGACTCTTTTGCGATTCTTTTGCTCAAATCGTTCAGATCTGATCTGCTCAGCAATACCTGGATTTTTTCGGTTTTTTCTTGTTCTGAAGACATGTCGTTAAGATTAATTTTATTTCTTATATATCCAGGATCTAATCCATTCTTGGGTGTAGACGAGACTCATCCATTTGTTGAGCTCCCCGCAGCGATCATAATCTTCCTCCAAGTAAAAAAAATCGAACATCTCCTGAAGAAGATGCATTTTGAGGGTTTCGTCTATACCACGATATTTAACGAATGAATAGTGATTCTTCTGGATGATATCAAATCCATCGTACATATTTTCGCAATAAGCTTCAAAATCCTCGATGTTGAGATCGTCTGTATTGAGCAAATTAATTTTCATCCCTCTTATTTATCTTATTTTCTATTTCGTACTTGACCTGTGCTACGTAGTTGAATGATTCGGTGGAACCTTGTAGTGCATCTGCACCTCTATACAAGCTCTTGATGAATTCCTCATCATTTTGAGCTTTCTCTCTCAGCTTGACAAGTTTTTCAACTTCTGGAAGTATTCTGCGATTAAATGACATTAGAATAAGGCTGTTATGGTAAATAAATTAGGACTGATAGGATTATGACCCATTGCTTCAATGAATCTATTTATCGGATCTAGAATCGTTTTGGTGAATTGCATATCATAGTCAATCGCCGGTGCAAATTCGTATGGGTATGTTCCTTGTGAATAAGCAAAAACATTGCAGTCTGTGACTTTTTTGGTTTTAACGAAATACCATCTGACCTTTTCTCCACTCTGTATTAGCGGGTATTTACTTTTGTATTTAGAATTATTCAGAAGGAAATTGTGGAATCCCGAAGCTCTTACGTGGATAGGACAGCTGCCTGCTACCTCGAGAGAGGTCGAATCGTTGAGTATAAACTTCTCGTAGTTATTAGATGTGATACCTGCAGAAATTCTATCGGGTTCTTGAATCTTGAATTCCTTCTTGATATCTTTGATCTCTTTAACGAAATTCTTTAACTCAAATTTTGAACCATGAGTAAAGATGTATTTGGTTAAGTAAATCAGCTTCTCCCGAACAAAAGGAGGCGTACCGCCCTTTACCATCTCAACACCAGTGAATTTCAATTCTTTCAAACTCTGGATAGTTATCCCAGAGTCATAAGCGAGGTTGACAACGTATTTCTTTTTTCCTAAGAAGATAGCATTGTGTGATAGTGTCTCAAGCTCAAAATCCTGGCAGTTTTCTGTGCCCCATTTTTTAGCGTAGATATTCAAGCAATTCTTGAGATAATCGTTTATACGGTACTCGTTTATTTTTAAGATCAAATCCATTGGAGTTCCATTCCAATCACACGATTTGACAACCTCCTCAAAAGAAACATAGTTCGAATCAGTGTCAATGTATATTACTAGAGGTCTAGCAATTCTTCGAACCTCTGTCAGACCAATCTTCTCGTGTAACTCCTTGTCTATATGCCAATGTTCATTGAAATACCTATTGATAATCTTCTCCGCAAACTTAATCAAGTCTTGTCCCTGCAATGTTACAGCTTCCGCCACATCGGGATTCTGACAAACGAAAAACGAGTTTCCTACAGCTCCATAAATCGAATTCATCGTTAGCTTAACCGCCTGCTCTTCGTTCTTCAGTTCATTCTTAAGATTGGTTAGACGTTCTATTTCTTTTCTGAGATCATCCTTTGTTTTTGTTTCCATCTCCATCATGTATTTTATACCAATTACTTTTTATGTTCCTCCACTTGATCATTTTTCAAAAGAAAAGCCTCTATAAGAGGCTTTTCCATCTATGATATCATACAAATTACTTCTGGATTAACCCAATAGCAATGGTGTTTGATTTTTCTTCAGATTTAAAGATCATTCTGTTTTCGTGGATGTAGATAACCGATTGCTCTAAGTCTACATAGCCAAGCTGCTTCTTGTAAATATAGACAACCATATCTTCTTCAGCTGATATGTCCGATGTTCCGATGTTTAGTTTATATTCGAATGACTGACCGGATGTAGTTACGCTTTCTGAATTGATTGTGAATTCCAAGAGTTCTTCCGAATTATTTTCTAATCCGCATAGAGAACCAAGCGTTTCAAAATCTGATCTGTAAAGTCGGAAATTACCGAGCGATTCTTCAGTTCCGTGAACCATTGCTACGATAGCATCTTCAACGTAAGACATGAGAGCTAAATCAGCGCAAACGAAATTGATCTTCATCATGTCGGTATACACCTTCAATGAAGTGGCCACGAATTCTCCATCGGCTTCGGAAGTTACAATCTCCAGATGAACGATGTCTGTTGGCTTGAAATTTTTGAAGCAATCAATGAATCTTGAAACGTCAACCATACCGATCTTAATACGATCGTAATTGCCCGTATCAATAACTCCGTCAAAAACCTGTGATATTGGGGTTTTAACAGACTTCATGACTGATTTATCTGGTGTGTGAATCTTGGAGAAAAGATCTTGGGTGTTCATCTCCAATAATACACTCTTATCAACTGCTTTAAGTTTTCTTAAAAACTCGATAAGATTCGGAATGCTAGTGATGCGTAAATTCATATTTTTTAATTATAGCTATAAGGTTTTAAATATTTTCATCTTCTTCAGGGAAAGATTCTTCCTCTGCTTCTACCTCAGGCTGGTAAATCTCGATTCCGTCATCTGTTACTGTTTTCTCTGTGTAATCTTCCTCTCCAAATAAAGCCATGGCCTTTTTAAGTGCAACAGTGGGTTTTACCGTGAATGACTTCCAAATTTTTTCCTGATCTTTTGCTTCTTTGGTTAATTTCTTCTTCTGGCCTTCAAGCTCCTGTATCTGTTTTTTAACCTCGTTGATGGTGTCATTGGAGAGTCTAACCAATTCAATTTTAGAAAGTCTTCTAGCAATCCAATCAGGGTATTTAGAAATAAAGTCTGTAATTTCTTTCGATGTTCTTTTTGGACCAGACATGAATACTAGAAATTCAAGTTTGGCTTTGAGGTAAGAGATTTCGTTAGTGGCATCATCGAGATCCTTCAGAATTCTTTTCAATAGAACACGATTGTAGTGCTCCTTGAACTCGTCGAGATATTCCTTGATTGAATCATACTCTTTGACACCTCCATCTTTGATCAGCACTATATTTTCATTGACTACGATCTGAGTCAATTTTTTGATCTGGGCAGAAACGTAATCAAATTCCTTTGGAGTTATCTTCTTGAAAAGGATTTCAATGTTAACGGTCGATTGGGATTTGTTGCGGATAGTGTACTCATATCCCATCATTTCCAGCTTCGTTGTGAGCTTAATGATAAAGTTATCATATCTCATGAGCGGAGGTAAATCCTGAATCTCTACTGCCTTCCTGGATTTATCTTCCTTAAAATTCCCCTCCAATAGCCAGCATTTCTCAGATCCCTGCAGTTTAGTAATCTTTCCGCTAAAATCTTTAAAGTGTGGCTTGAGCAGCTTATTCTGCCCTTGAATGTATTCCACCACATCCTCTAATTTTCTGGGAAGTATATTTGATCTGTATCCGACAGCGATTCCAACCACATGTGTAACTAGACCGATGGGAAGTTCAGTGTGAAGCCAATCGTATCCTCCCTCTTTGTTTTTTTCGTTAAGATCCAGATGTCTGAAAAGAATTTCCGAAGATCTGGGGTTAACCCTAACCGATGTGTATCTTGGAGCAGAAGGGTTCGGGTTCACTGGGGATCCGAAAAATCCATCTCCTTCCAGAATTTGGTGAGAGCATCCGAATGGCCTTGCAAGCTTGGATACTGCACCTGCTAACGATGAATCTGAGTGGTGGTATAATCCAGTTCTGATTACCTCACCTACTAGTCCTAGCGTTTTGTTAAATGTTTTGGGAGCGTGCTGAACGATCAGTCTCTGAACCGGGGTTAGACCGTCGTAAAAATTAGGGATTCCTCTTGATTGTAGAACATACAGAGCATAGCTTCTATACTGACTGTTGATCTGATCTGTGATAGTAATATATTTTTCCACCTATTTGCAATTATGATGGTTTATATTTTATCACTTATGAAAAATTTCCAAATGATCATGTCTGCGATGTACGAAAATCCGCTGCTGCAGAATGTAAGGATGAAAATATCCAACCATGGACTATCTGGAAAAATAATTAGGACATCGGAAAAGTTGAGTATTAATGCCTGGGCCAGTCCTACATAAACTGAAGCGCACATCATACAGGTTACCATGCTTCCCCAAAATGGTGAATTCAAAAGCAAGAATTTTCTCGCCCCTGAAAAAATCGAGCCATGCACAATGATATTAGCGATCGACCAGGCGTTAAATAATAGTATTAGTAAAATCATAAAATTTCTTCTAGTTCTCTCAATTTTGAGATTTTTTCTTCGTTAAGTTCCTTTGGCATTTCAAGAACTATCTTAACAATTATATCGCCTTTAACTCCATTGGAGTGATTTGGCAATCCCTTGCCTTGCAGTCTAAAAATTCTTCCTGGTGCAGTTAATTCAGGGATGTTGAATTTAAAAGACCCGCCAAGAAGATTTGGTATTTCCAGATCCCCGCCAAGGCAAGCTTTAGTAAATGATACTTTCTTATTGCAGATCAAATCTAAATTTGATCTCTCGAAAGTTGGGTGAGCATATTCTTCTATTTTGACAGTTACGTCGCCTGGAATTGTGCAACCTCTAACCCATTCTCCCTTGCCAGTCAAGATGAAGTTCATACCTGGGACAAATCCAGCTGGTATTTTAACCTCTATTCTTTCATTGGCGTGCACGAATCCGTTTCCAAAGCAAGAGATACAAGCGTTGGTAACTATTTTTCCTTCACCTGCGCAATGTGGGCATGCCTCGTCCATAGTGATCTGACCAAAACCCGAATTAATAGACTTCCTTCTGAATCCTAATCCCATACACTGGTTACAAGTTTGAGCTTGTCCATTATCAGCTCCCGTTCCGCTGCACGGAACGCACATCGTTCTTTTTCGGAGTTCGATTTCCTTTTTTGAACCGGTGGCCATTTCTTCCAAAGTCAGATTAACCATGATCATCAGGTTAGGACCTTTAACAGATTTAGATCTTCGATTTCCACCACTGAAAATATCTCCCATATTGAAATTGAAGATGTCTTCCATCCCTTGGAATGGACCCCATCCGCTAACGGGATTATCGTATTTTTGTTTTTTAGCTGGATCCGAAAGAGTATCGTAAGCCTCTGTCAGGTCAGTAAATTTTTGATTTAACTCAGGGTCTCCACCAGTTTTATCCGGGTGGTATTGGATGGCTAGCTTACGGTATGCCTTTTTGATCTGCTCCGGAGTTGCGTTCCGATCTACCCCTAATGTTGCGTAATAGTCCTTCATTATTAGATAGTTGATTTTAACCAGGCTTTGATGTCGTCAAAACCTTTTTTGAGTGGTTTAGAATTGAATTTCTTCCATTTTTCAAGAAGCTGTGGCTTGGTATCCAGGATCTCGTTACATACCTCATACTCTTCTATACTTTCTCTGTACTTGATTATTCCGTCACAGAATTCGTCGATCTCTTCCTCTGAGTCGAATATCAGCATGAATTCATCGTCTAGATTTCTAATGCTGATCAGAAATAGGTCCTGCATCGCACGCACAAGATGAGATTTGATCAGCTCAATTTGTGGATGGTCCGATGGGAACCTCGAGAATGGACTATTGAGAAACGGCAAACTCATTGCTTCAACATTTCAAAAATTTTCAGAAATGTATCGTGGTTTGAGAGGTATTTGATTTCTATGCCGTTGGTTTCTAAAGTTTTCTGCACCTCTTCCTCCCCAAAATTCTCTGATAAGATATCGTAATGGATTTTTGAAGTGATCTCCTCGTCGGGTGTCCAAGTTACCTCTTTAACACCTAGGAGTTGTTTTTCGAAATCGTCAAATCTCTGATATGCTTCTTGGATTTTTTCGTCGCTCATGCTTGGTTTTTAAGATATTTTAATAATGCGAGATCTTTCATTTTGACCTCGAATTCTATATCTATTTCAAACCCATAAGTTTCGATATTTCTGCTCCAAATCCAATCGGTGTGTGCAAGCAATTTGCTGCTTTCGTCCTCGTTCAATTTACGGGATTCTGAATAATGAGTGATCGGTGTAATCCCCTCCGGCCATGTAGATATTGAAACCTGCAATGCTTCTTTTTCGGAATGCCCATCTCGAGGGTTACAGAAGTAGTGCAGATAATCAAACGTCAATGGTATCCCTACTTTCTGGTGAACCAATTCATACAGATCGAAAGGGTTAAATTCGCTAGGCTTATCGTCGTTTTCCAGAACCAATCTTTTTCTGACATTCTCCGGAAGCTGTGAATAGGCTTCACAGAATCTAGCTGCTGCAGATTCCTTATCAGGCTTGGTTGTATTTATATGGATATTAATCGGATAGTTGAAATTCTGTTCAAGACCCATCAGATCCATAATCTCAGCATGTTGTCTCAATTCTTTAATTGAGTTTTTTACAACGTCTTCCCGTAGAGAAGAAATAACACAAAAGTGAGACGGGTGGAATGTTAATCTCTGTTTGTATATTTTAGATTTTGCCCCACACCACATGAGTGCTTTCTTGATCTCCTCGAAGTCGGGAAGATCCGAAAGCTCATATTCCGAGCACCACGGGAATAGATCAGAGCTCATCCGGAACATCATTATTCCATTGTCCCTGTTCCACTCTATGATATGTTCCAGATCTTGAACGTTCTTTAAAGCAAGCTCAGAAGCTTTCTTCAATCCGCCTTCAAGAAAGGTCTTTTTTGTGAGCGACCGGTTGGTGTAAATTCTTTCAGAATCTTTTTTCCCTTCGTTAATGGAAAGATTGATGCAGCAGTACCCATATCTCATATGTCAAAAATAATTAAAAATCGCGATAGGAAAAATTATTTCGAGGATAACCAATCTTTTCTCAGTGAAGAGAACTTACCAAAAGCCATCTCCAGATTCTTCGTTCCCTTAGCATCCTTCTTAATTTGGATGAGTAGCTTATCAGCCATCACGTAATCCCAGTCTTGGATAGAAAGAGAACCCAGTCCTTTTAAGTATCTAACCGATGATTTCTGACCCTTGAAATTGAGAAATTCGTCTACGGAATAGAAATACTTTTTAGTTCGATCCCCGATCGTTATAATGGGTGTTTCCATAATATAGATTTTTCCCTGCTCCACAATCCAGGGGAACCAGGCAGTAAACAAATTAATGATCAAGGATCTGATGTGGTAACCATCATAGTCAGCATCTGTAGCTATAACAATCTTTTGGAAAGGACACTCCAATTTAGAGTTCTCCGGGTCCAAATTTAAGATCTGCATCAGTTCCAGAATTTCCTTGTTCGTTGAAAGATCGCCGAGAGATCTGGCATTCTTTATTTTACCCTTTAGTGCATAGACAGCGTCTTTATGCGGTTGCCTTTTCTGAAGGATTGATCCGCTGGCAGAAAGGCCTTCTACGATAAAAAGATTTTCTGGTGATTTTGTCGAGGCAGGAAAATACTTATGCGAAAATTTCACATTGATATTCTTCCTTTCCTTCCTAATCTTCTTTATCTCCTCCGATTTTTTTCTCTGATCTACCTCTTGTTTTATTTCTTTAAACAGAGGGGTCTTGTAGAATTGGGAAAGCTTGTTTCCGAGCGAGTGCAAGATGGTGGTTTCAATCTCTTCCCTTTTAGTGACAAATTTTGTCTTATTCTGATCACCAAATCTAACCATAATCGGTGGCAGGTTAAGAATAAGAATCATATCATAAAAGTGGTGTCCTAAAGAATCATCCAATACTCTATTGATTTGATCCTGCACGATCTTAATATGGACACCGGTACAGATCGCCGAATTTACGAAGGAGATTGTGCCAGAACCTTCGAAAGACTTTGCTAGCAATAATTCGCCAAGCTCGTGAGGATAAGCTATGTAATCGGGAAGGTTTGTATCTATTTCAATTGGATCGCCATCCCATGTGAAATTTATTTTGATCTTGGAAGTCTTAGGATCACTCTGTAAAACTCTTTTCTTCAGAACGAGAGTTGTGTAAATAATCTCCTTCTCCCAAGAGCAGTTATCAAATACATCCGATCTGGGAACGAACGAAACTGCTGTCCCGGTGGAAGAATTTTTTCTCTTCTTAATCTTAGGTTGGGTGGATTCAAATCGTTTCCATTCCTGCTCATACGTTTCGGATGAATTGCTAGTGCAGATTTTGAATGTCTCGCTCAACGCATTCACCAACGAAACACCAAGTCCATTTGTACCGATCAATGTTTCTTCAATACCGTCATTATCAAAATTTGATCCTGCTCTCAACATCGATACAGCGGTAGCAACGTTGCTCATCCCGCTCTTTGAATTAATCGCTGATCCATTCTGAAAGCCGTCGCCAGAATCACAGATTTCAATCATGTTAGTTGCTGAATTCACAGACACATCAATAGATTTCATCTGCTTAGTCATTCTCTTGGCCTCATCCACGCAGTTCGAAAAAATCTCATCGAATAATTTGTACATCCCAACCGAGACTTTTCTATCCTCAAGATGTATCCGGGATCCTTTCAGTATAGGAATAGTTTCCTCGCTGATTTTCACCGATCCAACATATAAGGTGGGTCTGGTAACGATGTGTTCAAAATCTGATAAAACTTTAATTTCTTTCGATGCTTTCTTCATTCCAAATATTTTATTGTGATATCACGATTTTATTTCAAAGAAAAAGGCCGTTGCCGGCCTTTTAAAAATAATGAAGTTATAAGGTATTAAGCTTTTGGCTTGTAGAATACCTCGTCTATTTTCAATGGATCGATGTGAGCTTTCTTGGTGTAGTCACCTTTTTTGTAGAAAGAATATGGAATTGCAATAATTTTTCCACCTTTTCCATCAGCATCTTTTTCAACTGAATCAACTACGAATTCTGAATCGAAGAAGATATTTCTCTTATCGCCGAAACGGTCGATGTCGATGTCGTCTTCTTCAGGATCGTAGCCCTGTGAACGCATTTGTGTAGCAATTCTTTCTCTTTCTTTTCTGATGATGTCCTGAACGTAGTCAGGTGCACCTTTTCCCTGTGTGGGGACATCAGCAACAACGGTGATCTCTTCGATCTCTCCGGCTTTCTTTCTTTCCAAGAATTCTTCGATGATGTCGATCAGTTCAGAATACTTGGCGGTGAAATCTGGCTCAGCAGCACCCGATGCTGACACTTCCAATTCATTGTAAACTGGAATAGCGGCTTCGAATACCTCTTTGACAGAAAAATTTTCGTAAAGGGTTAAGTGTCTCATTCTCTTTATATTTTAGATTAGCTTAGGTTTTTCTATCTTTATATATCTTCGTTTAAAATTAAACGAGAGAAAAGCAAATATAATAAAAATGTTTAACTTTTCAATGATCCTACCTTACTTTTTTTCGCATCAAAACCTCTTTTATAAAGATCTAAATTTCTGGTGAGTCTTTCTTGCTCCTTAGGGTTCAGAGTTTTGAAAAAATCCGACTCAACTATAGCTGTGGTTTTCTCAATCGAAATCTCTGGATTTCCTGTGTAATATGCAGCTAGAGCATATTCATCAAGAAGTCTCCATTGCCACATTTCAGGCTCTACGAACAAGATATCGGAGCATCCTGGGCTCTTCGTAGCAACGTTTCCGTATGCAAATGCTAGGACAAATCTTTTTTGCTCACGCAGCTTTCGCATCGTATGAAATGCAGCCTCTAATCTTTGCGGTCTATATTCCCATGCTTTTGAATAATGCGTAATAATATCATCAGATGATGCCTTCAATTTTTCTTTAATCTTGGCCATCATATAAAGTGAATAATAAACTTCCTCTTCCCATCCTCCAGCCTCTGCTCTTTTTTTGTAAGCAGCGTAAGCTTTATCGTCTTGCTGTGAATCGCGGTAGCTTTGAGCAAGATAGAACATGTATCTGTGATTTTCAGGCTCTGCATCTAAAGCTTTCTCGAGAATTTTTGCGTCATTTGCATATTTTTCCTCGACAGAAGAAGCTCTTTTGAGCGGGGAGATATCAGCCTTAACGTAGCATCCTTTGACCTGAGCATGATTCTGCTGTTCCTTGTCGGAATGCAAATATTCATGTAAAACACCTTTGTAGCACCATTCCTGACCGGATTCAACGATCTGTGCTCGGTAATATTGGAGTCCGCTCAATTTGTACTTCAACTGGAAGCAGTCAATACCTTCTCCACTTAATCCAGCAAAAGGATTTTTAACGCCATCCTCCACTATAAATTCATCGTCCGCATCGATGATCCATCTGAAATCGCACTTGCCTTTTGCAAGTTCCAGCGATTCAGTTCTATTTACTTCGAAATTTACCCATGGTCTTTCGTGCAATTCGCCAGGGATGCCCAATTCTTCAGTTACCTTCTTGATTACGTTGAGCGTATCATCGGAAGATCCTGTATCAACAATCACCCAGTATGAAATGTAAGGAGCAACTGACTTCAAGCATTTTTCAATGCTGTCTTCTTCGTCCTTTACTATCATCACTAAGCAAAGTTCGATTTCTTGTTTTGAACTGTTTGTCGGAACGACGTGTTCCGTGATAACGATTGAATCTGTTTGGTTGGGTGCTAAAGACATATAGAATGTATTGAAACACAGATTATACCGAACAAATTAGAAATGTTTTCGTGTGTACTCAGAAAAGTTTAGGCCTTCTTGTTTTCGGCTTCCGGTTTTTCGCTTGCGATCTTTTTGATCTTCAGTCTTTTGACAATCTTTTCGGAAACCTTTTCAGCATCACCGAGATCTTTAATCTCGATCATTTTCCTGCTCTTCTTATATTGGTCTATTACCGGAAGGGTACGAACTTCGTAATCTTGGAATTTTTCTTCTACAGCTGCGGAATCAAATTTCTTTCCATCTTTCTCAGCTTTCTTTCTTAGACGATTCACAGCAACGTCTTTTTCTATATCAAGGAAAACTGCATGATTTAAGCCTATCCCCATTTCCCCCAAAACCTTATCCAGAATAACCGATTGCTTTCTGGTTCTAGGAAATCCGTCAAAAACTATATTTTTGCTAAGATCCAATGATTTGATTCTCTCTTTCAAAAGATCCATCATTCCTCTTTCTGTTACCACGTTGTCTTTGGAAGCTTTCGTAGGATCGCTGGTCATCAGCTCTTTCACTTTGACCTCCTGAAATTCGTAATCGTTTTTCAGAATTTTTGTGACTGTTCCTTTACCAGATCCTGGAGGGCCTAAAATCACTATAATTTTTCCCTGTGAATCAGGTAATTCTCTCTCAAAAAGAAATGATGAAAAGTCCAATATATTTTTCATATCCAATCTATATATCCACAAAAATCCCCCTCCTGAAAAGAAGGGGGATTTGTGTATTTTAAGCAGAGCAACCGAAGCATTCGAAATCGCTATTCTCCGGTCTGGAGTTTTGCACTATTTCGGGCTTGCTCTCAATCGCTTTGGGTTTTTCTTTCTTCTCGATATCCATCGCCAAATGCTTAGCTCCTGTTGAGATAGCTTTGGTTCTGATGTAATAGGAGAGAGTTTTCAGTCCCTTGCTCCATGAATAGAAGTGAGCGGAAGATATCTTCGAAACACTTGGATTTGCCATGTACAGGTTCATCGACTGTGATTGGTCTATGAAAGGTGCACGGTCGGCTGCCATATCGATCAAAGATCTCTGAGGTATTTCCCAAATGGTTCTGTACTTCTGAATCAAGAATTCTATTCTTTGAACTCTTTTGTTGTAGTTCTTATCCTCCGAATCCAGGTAATTGTTGAAATTGATATTTTGGACCGATCCATCATTCATGATAATCTCGTTTTTCAGATCCTCGCACCATATTCCGATCTTTTCAAAATCCTGAATCAGATATTTATTCACTATCATGATTTCACCGCCAACCACTCTTCGGTTAAAAAGAGCTGAGTGTGCTGGTTCAGTCATTTCGAAAGATCCTGTAACCTTAGCAGAAGATGCGACGGGCATCTGGGCAGTTACCAAGCTATTACAAATTCCGTATTCTGCAATATCATTTTTCAAGCTTTCCCAATCCCACAGGCCGCAAAGATCTGAACTGTTCAATCCCCACATGTTGAACTGGAATACACCTTCGGAAACGGGTGATCCCTTGAAGTAATCATATGGTTTGTATTTGCCACCCTTAACCAATTCGTTAGATTCGAAAAGAGCAGCATAATAGATCGTTTCAAAGATATTCTTGTTCAAACTTTTTGCCTCTTCTGAATCAAAGATTACATCCATGAGGAAGAATACATCAGCTAGACCTTGAGTACCAATTCCAATAGCTCTTTGTTCAAATCCTCCTTTCTCACCTTTCTTGGTTGAATAGGAGTTTACATCGATTACAATATTAAGAGCTCTGACGATCTTTCTGGTTTCTTCAAACAATTTTGTTAAGTTGAAAGACCCTCTGGTTTTATCTACAAAATTCTTCAGAACTAAAGATGAAAGTGTGCAGATGGCTGTGGTTTTTTCATCAGTTGCTTGGAAGATTTCGATGCAAAGATTGGATTGACGGATAACACCGATGTTTTGGTGGTTGGTTTTCCTGTTGGCACTATCTTTTGATGCCAAGTAAGGAACTCCTGTTTCTACCTGAGATTCGATGATCTTGAACCAAACGTCCTGAGCTTTCACTTTTTTACCCAATCCCATTTCAACAGCCTTGTTGTAGTTGGATTCGTATTCTGAACCGTAGCATTCCTGAAGTGGCTTGATACCAGCCTTTAGAATATCGTTAGGACAGAATAGGTACCAATCCCCACCGTCCTTAACAGCTTCCATGAAGTTATCAGGAATCCATAATGCGGTGAACAGATCACGTGCTCTCAATTCATCAGCACCGGTATTTTTCTTGATCTCAAGAAGGTCGAAAATATCCTTGTGCCAAGGCTCGATGTAAATCGCAGCCGAGCCAGGTCTTCTACCCTGCTGATTGAAGAATCTCAGTGATTCGTTGACGATCTTTAGATACTTCAAAAGACCTCCTGCATAACCTCCCGAACCAGCGATTCTGCTTTCTTTGCTTCGAATGTTCGACATGCAAAGACCAATTCCAGCTGCGTCAGATGAATAGGTTGAAATGTCTCTCATTGTGTTCAACAAACCTTCACGTGAATCGCCATCATTATAATGGAGAACACAAGATGAAAGCTGAGGAATCTTTGTTCCTGAGTTGATCATAATAGGAGTCGCAGGTGAGATGAGCTGATTAGATAATGAATTGTAATAATCCGCTGCGCTCTCAAAGGAATCTGTAACCCAAAGAGCAACTCTCATATACATGTGCTGGGGTCTTTCGAAAACTTGCCCATTAGATTTCTTTAGCAGGTACATCTCGTACAGAGATCTCCATGCAAAGTAATCAAAATTGAAATCGTTCTCGTGGTTTACCAAAGCATCGATTTTTTCCGGTCCATAGCTTTGAATTCTTTCGTGGAAGGTAGCATTAATGATACCTTCTTCAAAGAGGACTTTCATAGTCTCAGAAAAACTAGGAAGTGTTTCTTTGTGGAATGAAGAAATCGATGTTTGTGCCGCTAATCTCGAATAGTCATGGTGTGTACCAGTGTACGAGGCTGAAATGTCGGCAATCAATTTATCCAATTGCTTTGTGGTGATCTCACCCTCTGTCGGAACCGAGGTGATGACGGCGATAAAAATCTCGTCTGGGTTAACAGATAATCCTTTCGACGATCTCTTAATTCTAGTATAAATTTTTTGTGGGTTGAATGATGTCTCTTCTCCGTTTCTTTTGATAATTTTCAAAAACATAGTGCTTAATAATTTTTTTTAGAAATCCTCATCGATTGAAAATCCTTCGTTCAGTTTCACCTTCTGATATTCAACGGTGCGACCTTCAAAGAAATTTCCTTTAGTTTCAACAGCAATCTGTTCCATGAATTTGAAAGGATTCTCCACTTTAAACTCTTTTGAACAGTTGAATTTTACGAGCAATCCATCAACGACAAATTCCAAATACTGTTTCATCAGATTGGAATTCATTCCTATTAGGGACACAGGCAAACTCTCTGTAATAAATTCTTTTTCAATCTCCAAAGCAGAAAGTAGGATCTCTTTGATCCTTTTTTCGCTGGGCCTGGTGGCACAATGGTTATTCAGAAGATGGATCGCAAAATCGCAATGCAAATTTTCGTCTTTGAAAATCAGCGAGTTTGCGTTGCAAAGACCGGGCATCAAACCTCTATTTTTCAACCAGAAGATGGAGCAAAAAGATCCTGAAAAGAAAATACCTTCAACTGCAGCAAATGCAACTAATCTTTCTTGGAAGGATGCATTCTCAATCCAATTCAAAGCCCAACTAGCTTTCTTTTGAACCGCAGGTAAATGCTCAATAGCTGTGAAGCATTCCAATTTTTCTTTGTGGTTAGAGATGTATGTGTCAATCAAAAGACTGTACATAAGCGAATGGATATTTTCCATCGCCAGCTGGAATCCGTAGAAGAATTTAGCTTCTGGGTATTGGACCTCTCGATAAAAATTCTCAGCCAGATTCTCGTTAACAATTCCATCACTAGCAGCAAAGAAACTCAAAACGTTCTTGATGAAAAATCTTTCGTTGTCAGAAAGGGAATCCCAGTCTTTCAAATCGTTAGTTAAGTCAATCTCCTCCGCAGTCCAAAAGGCAGCTTGGTGCTGTTTATAGAATTCCCAAATATCATCGTATTGGATTGGGAAAATAACAAACCGGTGCGGATTCTCGACGAGAATGGGCTCGGTCCCTGAATAACTCTGTTCCGTCATATCTTTTTTATATTAAATTTTTTTGGATTAGTAACCCCCTGGTCTTTGCTGTCTTTCTATGTTGTGCTTGTTTTTAGCAACATAATAATTGAAAAGAGTTTTTGCGTCTAAGCCGACCGCAAGAGTTACGTTAAATAAGAAATGCCAACGGTCGACTACTTCCATTTGCAATTCTTTTAATTCTTCAGGAGTTAGGTCTGTAAACTTTTTTTCTTGTGCCTCTTTGTGTTTACTCTTCCAGGGTTTCCAAATTGCTGCACCGTGTGAGTGAACACCTCCTAGAGCGTTGAAAAATTCTCTCCACTCGTCCTGATCTGCGTGATAATTCATATCACAAAATGATTTCAATGACCCCAAAGTTTCTCTGATTTTTTCAAAGTCGTAACCGTACACACCCTCCTGAATATTCTTTTGCATAGTTAATAATTCGTTCAGCGTGTCGGTGCTGTTTGAATAGTGATCCTCGATCTCTAAATGAGAGCACTCTTGAAAATTTGTTAAATTTTGTTCCATCTTATTTTCCGTTTTCTTTGTTTTAAAAATGATGTGAGAATCGTTTGGGATGATTATATATCAACCCCATTTTTTTGTCCCCACCCCTATTTGAAATTTTCCAATTCTTTTTGTAATTTGTCAATTTCTAACTGAAGTGCTAACATTTGATCCTTGGTTTTTCTTCTTTTTGAGTATAGATCTTTTACAATCGTGCGGAGAATAGGTTTTTCTTCCTCCCCTCCAAAATATGCTCCTGAAGCAGTTCTTACCCATTCTTCTTTTGGATCCGCTACATTCTTTCCCTTATATGCTTCCGGCGAAATCCCCCACTGCACGATAGCGTTAGGATAAAGTGATGCAAAATCGTAACAAGCTACCCATTCATGTAATCCTACAGTTGGTTCCTTTACGTAACCACCAGCGAACTTGACGTGATTATCATCTTTAGGGATATTCAGCAAAACCTGTTTTCTCTCTAAAAATTTTCTCAACATCATTACCTCCGTTGACCAGACTGGCGAAAGTGCACGGGATATCTCCACTCCAGTTACTCCGGCAATCTTAAAATACGTCAGCATTGTTTTCAGCTTCTGATCGATGTAGTGCAGAAGAACACAGTCAACCGCGTTATAGAAAATGAATTTTTCGAAGTCCGATTGATAAAGATCTCTAAGACTTCCGCTGTATTCGATCTTCTTCAGACCGATAGCTTTTTCTCCAACGTAGTCCAATCGATTGCTTTCTTTGATCTTGATCACCCTGTCCCACTTTTTATAGATATCGAGATAATCGACCATTAGTAAGTGTTGGGGTAATTGATTCTTTCCAATTAGATATCTGGAAGCTGAAATAATAGCAGGGTCGATATTGAGTCTTTTTGCTCTATTAACCAAATAGGGCCAGTCATATCCGAACCAGTTCCATCCAGTAATCAAAGCCATTTTAGGAGCTAGATCTTTAAAGAACGTATAGAGCATGTCGAATTCTGAAACGAACTTTCTGTATTTGAAACTCCATTCCTCTCCGAACTTTTCAAAATGCGTGTTAAGCTTTTTATGAATCGATCCGATCTGCTCGCTTGATAGATCATCGAGACCCAAGACAATCATCTTGTTCTTGTCCGTTGCTATACCGATACTGAGAACTCGATTTTTGGCGTTTTCTGTGTCCAATGCATCTTTCATCTCCTCAGTAATCTCAACCTCAATATCGACAAAGTATTTGCGAGGATTTTGGTGTGCCCATAGTGGAGCAGTTAATTCCCGATCAGCTTCCTCGAGTATTTGTGCAATGCGGTATTTGTCTAATTTGTTAGACTTTACTTTTTTGACATGGCCGCCGTCCCAAGATCTCCAAACAGGATCTTTCTTGGCGTCATTATGCGGGCACTTCTCCCAGACGAACCTTTCCTCTTCTGGGATTGGAACGTTGATGAATGTTGGTTCCCCCTCTTCGGTAAAAGTAGAAATGTGCAGGTGGTCTTTCTTAGCTTCAATATCAACTATCATATCTGGATACATACATTATTATGAGGATAGTCGAAAGTTTCGAAAATTATGTTGCAGAATATTACATTTCAGCATCGCCTGGATCGGTTGTAGTCCCTGGCGAATGGTATAAAGACAATGTAAATTCTGTTAATTATGTAGATAAGAAACAGCCTCTTCCGATGGTAATTGACCCCATGTTTGAAAAGGATAAAATCTATATCCACCTCGATGAGTTATCAACTAACGAGGACTTCGTCAATCTTTTACGCTCAGAAGGATTGGGTGCTAAGAAGGTTATCGAATTTATTAAAGATTGGCTTTACACCAAGCACCTCTCTTAAGGTAACCGATCGTTACCACCTTCCTGCAAAAAAATATTTAATTTTTTATCGGTTGGAGTGAATCCAAAGTCCCTGTCAACAAAAATTCTCCAGGACTCTAGTGCATATTTACCAACACCAGGAAGTTTTGAAATTTCTTGATCACCCGATGCCCACTTTTTACTCATCTTTACGATGCGGTCGGCTTTCACATTTTGAAATCCTGTCGGTCTGATTATTTCAGCTATCTGTTGGATACCCGTTGCTGATGCCTTTCCAGCATCTGGGATGAGCTTAAACAGATCTTCGAGTATAGGCCTAACCTGTTTATTGTTGGTTTGATTTAATAGTATGCAGACAACGACCATCTTCCATTTATCATGGATGTATTCTTCCTGAATTAGCCTTTCCGTTTCAAAAAAATCCTGCATACAAAAAAAAAGATTTCCACGAAATTATGGAAATCTTTCTTTAATAAAAAGTATTTAGAATTAGAAATAAGTTTGTTCGAAGTAAAGGATCTCGAATTTGTTATTGATATTCACAAGCTCGAGAGCATTCAATAGATCAGAATATTCTGCTACTGATTCGTTTTGGATATCAACGAATTTCTGAATGAAATTGAAAGTTGCTGGATGTGTATCAGACAATGCACTCTGCATCGCTGAATAATTAAGCAATAGATTATATTCAACATCGTAAGCTACATCAACGATTCCAACCAATGATTTGAATTGAATGTTTGGATCTACAGGCATCATCTTAGGAATGATATTCCATTGGGTAAGGTAATCCATCAACATGTTAGCATGCTCCAATTCGTAAGCTGCCTCAGCTTCGAAGAATGCCGCAGCCTTTTTGTAGTTCATATTCTTGCACCAGTTAGCTGCATTTCTGTAGGTATAATGTGCGTTATATTCTCCTGCAATTCTTTTTTCGATCTCTGTTACGATGTCCGCAGGTAAAGTTTTAGGCTTTGTAATTTCGGGCATAGCCACCATACTCAATTCGATTGCCTCGTTATTATTACCTTTGAAGTGCTTAAATGATTCCATGAATTTCCTTGTTTTATCTATATATCAGAATTTACTAAAAAAAAGTCGGCATTAAGCCGACTTTTGAACTTGCTTGTATGAGTGATCCGATTATTTTGATTTGGAGCCTACTTCTTCGAATTCTACATCCTCGAAATTCTCTTGACCCTCTTGGGTCCCGGTTGTACTCGTGCTTTCGCTTTCAGAATTTGGAGTTGAGTAGATACTAGCAGAAATCGCGTTCATCAATTTCATACACTCATCAATTTCTTTTTCTAACATATCGATATTCTCGGCATCTTTCAATTTCCTGATTTCGGATATCTTGTCATTGATTTTTGATTTTTCGTCATCGGAAACTTTGTTCCCGAAATCATCCAAAGCCTTTTCCGACTGCATGCAAGCATTCTCAGCATCATTAATAATCTGGGATTTTCTCAGTCTTTTCTTATCTTCCTCCTCGTTTTCTCTTGCCTCGTTTTTTAGTCTTTCGATTTCCTCTTCAGAAAGCTTTGATCCTGATTCGATCCTCACGTTTTGTTTTTTTCCAGTTCCTTTGTCCAAAGCAGTCACGCTCAAAATACCATTGGAGTCAATATCGAAGGTAACCTCGATCTGAGGGATTCCTCTCATTGAAGGTGGGATATCTGTAAGCTGAAATCTTCCTAGTGTTCGGTTGTCTGATGCCATGGGGCGTTCTCCCTGTAGAACGTGGATATCAACTGCTGGCTGATTATCCACAGCGGTTGAGAACATTTGGCTTTTCTTCGTTGGGATTGTTGTATTAGATTCAATTAGTTTTGTAAATACACCACCCATAGTTTCAATACCCAAGCTTAATGGTGTAACGTCAAGAAGTAGTACGTCTTTAACCTCTCCACCTAAAACTCCTCCTTGAATTGCTGCACCGAGACTAACCACTTCATCTGGATTTACGCTCTTACTTGGTTTTTTACCAAAGAATTTTTCGACCTCCTCCTGGATCTTAGGGATTCTACTTGTTCCACCAACCAGGATCACTTCATCAATATCCGAATTTAACAATCCTGCTTCTACCATTGCTGTTGAGCAAGGAGCCAATGATCGCTTAATTAGATCATCTATCATCTGCTCAAATTTTACTCTTGTTAATTTAGAGACGAAGTGTTTAGGACCTTCGCTTCCTGCTGAAAGGTATGGTAAATTGATCTCAGCTTCAACAGAAGAGGAAAGTTCAACCTTTGCCTTCTCCGCTGATTCTCTAACCCTCTGTAAAGCCATTGCATCCTGACCAATATCGATCCCGCTTTCGTTTTTAAATTCTGATATGATCCAGTCAACAATTCTCTCGTCAAAATCATCACCACCCAAATGAGTATCCCCGCTGGTTGAAAGAACCTCGAATACACCAGAACCAATTTCTAGAATTGAAACGTCGTGGGTACCTCCGCCGATGTCAAAAACAACTACCTTTTGGTCTTTGTCTTTTCTGTCCAATCCATAGGCTAGTGCTGCAGCGGTTGGCTCGTTGATAATTCTCAAAACTTCCAATCCAGCAATTTCGCCCGCTTCTTTTGTTGCCTGTCTCTGACTGTCGTTGAAATAAGCAGGCACGGTGATCACTGCTTTGGAAACTGTTTCTCCCAGGTAATCTTCCGCAGTCTTTTTCAGATTCTGTAAAACCATAGCAGAAATCTCTTGAGGGATATACTCCTTCTGGTTTGCTTCGATCAAAACTTTATCACCAGTTCCTTTTTTAACCTTGTAAGGCATTCTTTGAGCTTCCTTCTTCAGCTCAGAGAATTTAGACCCGATAAATCTTTTTACAGAAAATAATGTTTCAGTTGGGTTGGTCACGGCCTGACGTTTTGCTGGATCGCCGATTTTAATTTCTCCATTTTTAAAACTCACAATACTTGGAGTTGTTCTCTTTCCTTCGTTGTTAACGATTACTACAGGTTTTCCACCCTCTAAGACGGAAACACAAGAATTTGTTGTTCCTAAATCAATACCGATAATTTTATTACTCATAATTTTTTCTAATTTTTAATAAGCTTATTGAAAAATTTGTGCCACCAGGAAATATTAGAAATTTCGTCCCAAAAAGGTGACAAAATTTCTTAGAAATCAAGATTTTTGAAATCTTGAGGTGACAAAATTTCTTAAATTAAGAATGATCGGTTGCTCGGGAGATTGCTTCCTCTAGGGAAACCCATTCAAACATATCCGAGTCTTCTTGAGAATCAACTGCAAGAAGCATTTTACCTTCTGTTGATTTAGCAACAGCATAAGTTCCAAGTCCCTCACAGATTTGGGATTGGTAATGATTGTTTTCTAAAGTATTGAAGATTTCCTGGTAATCGAAATCATTTAAGCCGAAGCCAAAAGCTTCGTCGTACTGTTTGCTGAATTCTGCCATCAATGAAAATTATTGCATTTTCTTCATTGTAGCGATGAAATCATCAAAGTTCTTTATTGCAAGATATTTTTTTGGCTTGTCCTTTTTGCCCTTAGGCAATTTATACATTCCTCTGGCATCTAATCTATCACCTGATCCAACTGCTGAAGGATCGTAAAAAGATGCGTTTGTTCCTGTATTAGTAGGAGAAACAACGTCTCCCATACCTTGAACTGTTGCTACTGTTGCATATCCAGCAGCGGGCGCTCCAGGAGCTGCTGCAGAAGCAGAATCCTCTCCAACTAAAACCTCATAATCTGATGAATTATATCCTTCCTGCTGAAGGTATGTGCTGATAGCATTAAAAGTCTTTTTGTCTGCAACGAAATCACCTTCCTCATTAAGATCAGCCATAGAATACAGATCAGAGCCTTCGAAAGACTCCTCAGCTGACTTATTCAAGAATCTAAATCTTACTTCCTCTTCATATTCATTCATGGTCTCGTTAACCTCTTCCGAAGCAATACCCATCTCGTTGAGATACTCCTTGACCTGCCATGTTTCCATGCAGTAGTTGTTCTCATCTAACCATTTGTTAAGCTCATGAAGAGCTATTGTATCATTTGATTTAATTGGGGCCATCTCATCTTCGTTACAGCATTTGCAAACGATGATTCTTCCTCCTGTTGTTTTTCCTGTTGGATAGAACATATTATAGAATTTTTGTGATTAAGTTCTGGGCGATCCTAACTGTTTGACCGCCTTTATCTATTGCTATATATCCCACGATGTCTCGATATGAATCTCTAATTGCCTCTAGTATCAAAAGCTCATTCCCTTTATAGTCGATCACGGTCTTTTTTTCCAAGCGAAATGGCTCAGCGTATTTTGCATGATCCGCTTTTGAATATTCCTGTGCCCGTCTATTACAATTACACATTATCTGAAATCGCCAAGGTTTGCTTTGCGCCTAAGGTATTGCCATAGGAACAAAAAAGCTCTTCTATAATCCGATTCGTCCTTAAATTTTGGATATTTGAATAATACATTTCCGCTACCTGCAGGGGTTTCCTCGCTTTTCGGCGGGTTGTATCTTCTAATAGAACCAGATGGATGGATAGTGTAAAACACCTCACCAAATCCGTCCTCTGACTGTTTATGTCTCGAACGAACAAACTTGATGGTGTTATTCAACTCTTGCTGAAACGAGGTGTCTTCTTTGAATCCCAAATCAATAATGTCCCGATACTCCTGCATCGAACGGACTTTTTCAAGATCCAATGAACGACGACTATCGGCCTTATATTCTTTAAATGGGCTATATTTTTCGAAGACCCTCAGATGTCTCATTTTGCAGTGCTTGGTTTAAGGGATCCAGGAATACCTTCAATAACGTCGCGGGTAAGTACGCTTTTGAAGCGATTGAAAAACGTTTCGTAATCGGGGATCATTAGATCAATAACCAATCCTAACATTTTATCATAAGCTACTCTGAAGCTGAATGGATCAAGAACTTCTTTTAAGTGGTCAATTAAAGCATCAACCTTATCTCTTTCTGACATGCGCATTTCGTTGACCCCGTGGGTATTTAAAAAATTATCAAACTCTTTGATAAACTTCATTCTCGAAGGAGCTTTTTTTCCGGTGTTTTCCCACCAGGATTTTCCCTTCCCCGCGTCCCAATTGAAATTAGGTGTTGTTTGTAGATCAGAGGATCCGCCTGGAACTGCTCCAATGTAATTAGAAGGAATCTGCTTAGGTGATGCTGTTTCTTCAACACCAGCAGGACCGGGCTGAGGCCCATTATCTCTCACGTGATGTGGGAGAGCTTTAGTCTTGGTCTGAGCGAATTTCTTCAGTTCTTTATCGGTCATATCTCCGAATGCAATCTTTTCAATAGCATCGCGATAGATTGGATTGATGTCTTCAGCATCAATTTCTCCTGTTCTTAAAGCCCAAGCTTGTCCCATCAATCTTTGCTGAGCTGATGAAACGGACTTTTCATTCATTTGATACATGTTGTTAGTGTAATTTTTGTTTTCTGATGATTCATTGATTCCATCGGGATTAGCCGATTCGAGGTAAGCATTCTTAAGAACAGCATCCATCTCCTTTTTGGTCATTTTCTTACCGTATTTGTCCCAGAGTTTATTAGGGTTAACGATCTTTTTCTTTCGTTTTGCCCAATCTCCATAGGTCCAGATCATACGGTTGTATGCTTTACCAACTGTTTCAAATCCTTTATCTCCTGGCTGGATAAGGATTGGAGACTGTGGTGGGAGATAAGATTTATCACTCATGATTAATCTAGTACTGCTTCTATTTTACTCTTTGCTACATTCACGACCTCATAAGACATCGTTGTTTCTCTAAAATGCTCGGCAACTTTCGTTTCTACTTCTAGAACAGATTCAGCTACCACTAAAAATTCAGCTTTGGTGTAAGCCGGTTCTCCTTTGCGATTTAACTCGCCTGTGTCAATGTTTACTTTTGTGTTGTAATAAGCCATACTTGCTATATATCCACAGCAAAAAAGCAGTCCGAAGACTGCTTTTTTTGAGAATAAGAACTTGTGACTAAACCTAAGCTACTTTGTTCTTAATTTCTTGTACTTCCAAACGCAGATCCTGCGAAAGCTTTTTGATCTGTTGCAAAGAAGTGCGAAGACGTGTGCCTGCGCTGCTGTTACCCTTGTCGTAGAACTTGATAGCATCCTGCTCTGCAGATTCCAACAACGCTTTTAATTGATTGAATTTCTCCATCTGTTTGTAATTTATTTGATTACTTTAGCAAAAATAACCGAAAAGTTTCAAAAATCAACGACTGATTATCAAACTTTCAGGGTTTGGACCCTGCTGTACTGACCACTCATCACCAAGAAATTGTGATGCGGTTACCTTCATGTCATCTATATAGTCACGATCTGGGAAATCAGCATTGACCTGCATTTCATCGAAAATTCTGATAACCTGAGGATTATTCTGGAGGTAATCGAGCAAAGCTTGTGCGCAAGTTTCCAATAATCTCGTAGCCATCATTCCTTTAACCACAAATTTCTCCTTATTCAATAGAGGCACATCGGCTTTATCTATTGCTAGGTCCTCTAATAATTGCTCAGAGATCTTGTTCAATCTCATAACAGTATAAGAGTTTTTAGGACCGGGTGTGTCTTGGAATTCCGAGTATTTACCCAATGACAGGAAGAAGCAATTCTCGCTCTGATCCTCATCTTCAACCTTGAAAAAGTAGTTGTAGATGTTGCCGGTTCTTTTCTCCAAAAATGGGAGAGTTCCGAACCCATCGGACTCATTCACCCCGTTGGTGAGGAAAGAATCGTAAGAAAGAATGTGCTTTGTCATAAAACGTATTCTCTATATATCATCGATCTAGACATTTGCCATCAGGGTAGATCTAATTCCTTTTTCCTTGTGGACGACATAAGCATGTAAAGATCTTGTTGATCCTTCGTATCCATTATTGTGGTGCCATCTATCAGATCCTGATAAACTTGGCATCTGGAACACTTTAACACCGTTGATATCTTTAACCATCTCGTGATGTAAATGACCTGTGAAGAACGCTTTGTATTTGGCTTTGGACCAAAGTTCTGGTGCTTCCGCTGCCATTCTATATGGAAGATCGGTTAATTTCGTAGAATCCCCGTGCGTGAATCCCATCAAGGTGTTTCCGTAGTTGAAGTATTGTCTGAATCTATGACACTTGGTAACAGTTACATCGGTGCACTGTCTGTAATAAGCGGCTAAATGCTCGAGCAGAACGTGTGATAATGTGAAATCGTGATTTCCTGCGGTGAGAATGATCTCAACGTCAGCAATTTTTCTCATCATCTCAATGAACTCTATCATCAATTTTTGTCCTTCGACCATGATTTGGATAAATGTGCCGTCGCAGTCCTGTGGTGTTCCTTTTGTTGTGGTGCCCGAAAGTGTATCGATATGAAAAAAATCGGACCCTACTGGAATGATCACTTTATCAACATCATATTTCACGATGTCGCTAATTAACTCGTTAGTTTTTGAGATGAGGAGATCACGCGCAATTTGACGATTGTATTCCTCCATGACTTCACCTCCCCAAGCATACTTGCCGTAGTGTAGGTCGAAAGGACTGATGACTACAGCATGTTTTTCACCCGGAGGCAATTGGAGTTTCGGAACGATAGGACTTGCCAGGGTTTCCTCCAGCTTCTCGATCAAAGGGTTTAGAGTTAATCCCTTGAAAGCCCACCAATTGTTAGCAGCGTCCCGGATCATCTTCTCTTCCTTCCTAGTGTATTTCTGGAAGAAAGAAAACTTTCTCTTTTGCAAGGCATCTCTCACCATTTCCTCCTCGTCACGATTCATCATTTCCTCGTCAGTGAAAGGTTCTGAATCATGGCTCCATCCAAGGATGGTTTTCAGTTGGGTAAAGATGTTTCTGGGTATTTCGAAGTTCCTACAAATCTGGTTGATTGATTCCGGAGAACCGTCCATGTTTGAGTATCTAGACTTCATATCACGGATTATCGTTCCTGTGAATTTGTAAGGCTTCGATTTAATGTAAACTATGTAGAGATCTTTTGCATCGTCGTAGTAGTAAGAACTGTGATGCTGGTATGAAGGAGAATATTTTTCGTCCAAATCATCAGGATCTAATTCGCTCTCAAGTGTTTCATCGATTAGTGCTTCTACGAATTTGCCATCCTCGATTGATTTAACATACGAACTAATAGCTCTTCGGAGCGAGTCAATTTGATAATTTCCTAAATCTATATCGAATTCGGAAACTAAGATTTTAGCAATCTGGGATGAGGAGTAACCTTTTTCGTTCAGATCTAAAATTTCATCGGAGTACTTTCCAACCAGAGCTGGTAGAATAACTTTTGCCATAAATTGAATAAGATATTTATCCGATCGTTAAATCGGTTACTATTCTTAGTAAAAAACTTAGAAAAATTTCATTTTCAATGAGTTAACTTTCTTTCGAATCAAGCTCTTGCTTGAACTTTTCGAAGAAATTAACATGGATAGCTTTTGGAACCAGCTTCTTAAATAGTGTATAGTTACCCTCTTTAATCAGTTTCAAAATGCTTTCGTCCCTCGTTGGTAATTTGAGGTCTGCGATCTCTGGTTTTTCTACACCGTCAGGGAAAGAATATAATTTATTGAAGTATTCCAACTGCTTCTTGAAATCTTCTAGATTTTTCGTCTCTGTTCCAATCAACTTAGGATGCAGATTTTTTTCATAGCAATCTTCTAGTGCATTAGTCAAAAGATGCTTCTTAGTCCTAATTACGCCCTGAATCTTATCATTTGATGATGCTAGAGAATCTATAGAATCCTTAATCGTTGGGTATGAAATAGGGAATTCGCCTTCGTGGTCAAATCCAGGATGAACGATACAGATAATTGTTTTCAACCCATTTTGTTCGTAGAGATGATCGATTATCTTCAGATCTAAATTATCGAACGGCTGGAATTTCCCGATGATAAGATTCACCTCATTCTCGGATGAAGGCTTCTTCATCGGTAAAATTTTGGTCTTCTCTTTATCCTGACTTTCTATCGCATCGATAAATTTATCGGAAGTAGAATTTTCATCGTCTTCCTCTGTCAGGTAATCTACTTTCTCATTAATATACTTCTGTCTGAAGCTCAAGAAATCTGTGAACTCTATTTCAGATTCGGTGATAGCTTTTTCAGGAGTTCTTACGTATTTTTCAATATCCTTAACCAAAATGTTGAATTGACCCAGCATGTCTGGTGTAACAATGCTGCCGGGCTTCTTTCTGATTTTGCGGAAAGAATTTAAGATCAGCTTGAATAGGCTTTCAAAAGAATCGTCTTCCTGAACCCATTTTCTTGCTGCTCTGGATTTTAGCATTTCTGAATTAAGTCCGAATTCCTCTTTTTTCAAATGCTCTGGCTCATTGAGATCCATACCTTGATAGCGATCGGAATACTCATTCATGAATTTCACAAAAACATCAGAGATGAAGCTAACGTATCTTTCGTCGTCGGTTTCACCTTCAATGGAAAATGATTTTAATCCTTTACTGAGTATAAAATTCATCACATCCAAAACCACTATAGCCAGGATATCATTTGATTTCTTGTGTCCACCGATGGGTTCTTTTGACCGGGCAATTTCTGAAAAAACAGGATCTACCATTTTGGCTACTACCGGATCTTTTTCCTCGTTTCCGAATCTAAAAACCAATCCTTCTATGGGTTTATCCAAATCGCTGTTAAGTGTGCTTTTCTCCATTTCCGGATTGAGGATCGAAAGAATGAATCTCACGAAACTTTTGGTTTGAAATTCTTCAACGAGATCGGAAAGAGGGGTATTAACAAATTCCAAAATGGATTGTTTTTGATCCTCGCTCAATTTACCTTGGAAAACAATCGGAGGTTTAGATATACCTAAGACCTCAGCCCAAAGATCGAGTTTTTCCTTGTCGTGGATGGTCTCAACGATATTCCCATTCTGATCTCTCTTATGAATGTAAGAAAGAATTAGATTATTCTTAGGAAGCTCGTCATATTCAATCTCCTGCGGTTTGGATGATGAGAAATACTCGGTACCAAATCTCCAGCCAACTGGGATTTTAGAAATCACATAAGGTGGAAGAGATTCGACATAGCGAATCGGTTTCTCGTAGTACTTCATTAAAGTACGATCAACCAGAGTTATAGGGCTGCTTTGGTCTCTTTTGAAAAATAGGAATTTTCCGGATGGTGTTTTTTCAAAGCTGAAGCATGATCCATCCATCTTTTCGTTGATGGTAACTTCAGAGTTGAATAATTCCTTGAGGAAATCCTCACCTTTCTTTTTGTAGATATCGTATAAGTGATTTATCCCAGACATATTAATTTAAGCAAGATATGAAAATCCCACATTTAGTTTTAGCTATAGCAAATGGAAGAGTATCCATTTTATGAATCCCGTTATTGTTACCAAATATTATCATTCTGAGGAGTTGATCGTAAATTATGGAAAGAAATATTTTAGATTTATATTGTATATTTGGATTCAAAAGAAGTTCCTTTATTGTTTGCTTAGAATCAGATAAAGAAGAGATTTTAATCTCTCTGGTAATAAAATCATAGATCGCTGGTTCAAGTTTATACTGAAGCTCACCGCCGATCCACATTTCCCAAGACTTGTCATTCCTGATGAATTCACCGATCTCCTCTTCTTTGGTGAGGAAGATAACCCCTTCTTCGCCATTTAGGATTTTCGAAGGAACTTCTCCACTGAAAAATACAATGCTTCCAAAAATCATCTCCTGAGGATTAATATGTGCTAGTGATTGATTTTCCATTGTATGAGTCTTCAAGATTTTTATAATCTGGGTAGACTTATATATCGGATTTTACAATTTCACATTGAATATCTTGTATTCAAATCTTTCCCTCTTGTAAATGTCTATCCTTGCCTTGGAATGTCTCATCAGATAATTCTCGTACTTGCCGCTAGAGAAATCATCAACGAAATCGATTACATTAACTTTCTCCTTGCCTTCCATCTGACGCATACCTCTTCCCAAAGACTGCTTAATTAGCACTTCGCTCTTGTATGATTCTACCAGAAAGATGTTATGGATGTTTTTAATCGAAATACCAGTTGAAAAAGTACCATAGGTGGCAATCAGTATCTTGTTGTCGCCTTTCTCCATCCTTGATTTATATTCTTCCCGTATTTTCTCCTCCGTATCTCCATCCACATAGAATACTTCCTTGCCTTGGCTAGATTCTCTTATCTTGTGAAATATCTGCTTACCGTATTCATTCATAACCGACTGGAAAAGAACCAACGAATTCTTGTTGGCCTTAATTATAAAATCAACAATGAAATCAAGTCTTTTCTTAGATTCGATCACCAGTTTTCGTTCGAGATTGTAAACTTCATTTCCCTCAATGTTATTCGAGTTTAATTTTAGATCGGCTAATTTATTTTTGATCTCGTCATCTAGCCAGTCCATAATCACAACTTTCACCGAAACCGGAGTTGCATAATTGTTATCGAAAAGAAATTTAGGTGTAATCTCCATAACCAATGGACCCAGAAATTGCTGGATAGTTAGGTATTCAGCAGATCCTCTTTTAGTTAGGGTACCGGTTAATCCGAAACGCCATCCGGAGTCCAAGCATTTTGATATTATCTTCTTGATCGACATTGATGATGTACCGTGTGCCTCATCGACAAAAACCGCATCAATCTCGGTGAAAAATTCCTCATCAAATTTAACAAGTGATTGATATGTTCCTATGATAATATCGCAGTCACCACGCTGCTTTGCTCCACCACCTATTTGCTGGATTTTGCATCCCAATTTATGTAAACCGAAATCTACGAAATCCTCTGTTCCTTGGATTACGAGGTTTGTATTAGGTACGATCATCAGGAATTTTCTGATCAGATTGTTCGACTTTAGATAAGCCAGAACAAGAAAAGAGATCAATGTCTTTCCAGAGGAGGTAGCGATCTCGCTGACCGAATACCTATATTTCAATATTCTCCATGCGGAATCTATTTGATAGTCTCTAGGCTTATAAGTGGAGTCCTCAAAAAATTTGTTTACCCAATTCGTAAAATGCTCCAGGGTCAATTCGTTGTGAAATATTCTGCTTTTACCTTCAACCTCAATAGTTAAAGAATAGTCTTCTGCAATCTGTAGGATCTCCCTCCATAGACCAATCGGAACACGCCACTGCGGTCCCTTCTTATCGACGAAGCAAATAGCCCCGTCCCACAATTTTTTCTTCACAAGGGGATGAAAAAAGTGATTGTGTATTTTTTTAGTTAAAGAAAGCTCAATCTGCTTCCTCTCCACTTCTTCGTCGAAGTGAACGAGCTGCAACCATTTTCTATCATCTGTTACTACGAATTTCAGCATAAAATTACTTTACTGTGCTGCCGCGGAGGTATTCCTCCAGAGCGATTCTTTGACGTATGCCGTATAGCATGTGATCAACAGTTTGTACTGTTTGATCTATAAATTTTCTATGACCATCAACTAGTTCCATCTTGGAAACTATCTCGCTGAGTAAGCCGTCGAGGATCATTGTTTTTTCATTACTCCCGTATTTATAATCCGCATTCTCGCTGATCTCACGGAGTTTTCTTGCTTTGTCAGTTTTGTATTTGGTATTCAGCCTGGAATATATTTTAGCCAATTTGTACGAATACTCCAGCAGTATTTGGCGGGCTCCGAACAGATCAACCTGGGCTGTCGCTACGGTCCTTATATCTTTCAGGTGAAGAGCATAGACTTTGATCTTCTCAGTCCACTCAGCTCTTTCATCATCAAAAATTTTAGAAAAATCCTCTTTTATTTCGGTCATCAGAATAATCCTCCTTTACCTTTTTTACCCAACTGTATGGTTTTTACTTTGTTCATATTACGTGGCTTCTCCGGCTCTCTAATTTCAGGGACCGGAAATTCTAATTTAATGTTGTCAAATTTTTCTTCGCTGAAAAAAAGTGGGAATCTGAACTTCGGCTTAGAATCTTTCTCAAGCGAATCCTCCCAATTGTTCTGAGCATCTATTCCTTCGTGTTCCATTACAGAAACTATTCTTCTATTTATCCTTCTATAAACCATCTAATATCCAATTTATCGTTTGTGAAGTATCCTTCGAATCTTTTTATCTTAGTCCCGGTGGATCTTAAATAATTCACCAGATCATTCAAATCCCATTTCCCATTAGTCGATATGGAATGGTCAGCTAAGAATTTCCCCCAATTGAATACAAATTCGCCATTCATTAATCTTTCGGTTGATTTACTTCTTCCCGCGTCGTCCCAGTCATCCCAGAATCGGAGTCCATCCATCTCGAAAGGAACCTTGTTTTCTACAGAGCATGTTGCAATCGAGTTTGGATAAAGGAAAGAATCGAGAGGTCCTTCAAACACTGTAACCGGTAGTGATAGATTAACAGTACCTATCCCAAAGATACTCGAAATGGGATCTAGCCGATAAGTTTTTTCTATGAATTCACTATCCGTTGCTTTTAGCATTTTAGTCCAGATTCCAGAAAGCTTATAGGTCAGATATTTGGAAGATCCGGGATATCTGCTTTCCATGTTTCTTGTCTGGAGACCCAGTATGTTTTTATCCTTTGTGAGATTCAGAATGAATATTCTCTTTCCGTATGCATCCCATAGGAACCTATCATCTGGAACTTGATTTCTGGATCTGATATACCCTTCAATCTCTGTTCCTATGACGGAAACGAGAGAAAGTTTTTTCATCAGGAAAGATCTAGGAATTACAATATCGCTAAAATCACCATCCAATACCTCAAAAACATCAAAATCACCATATCTGGTTACCCTCTTTTCTTTGTTCTCACGTATCTGGAAAAGTATATCCGTCTTTTCACCAGAATTAAGATTATCAAATTTTCTAAAATCCTTCAGGAAAGTTATGCCATCCTTGAATATAGAGCATCCACCATTGTAGCACTTGAAACTAAGCGTATCCAGATAGAAATTACCCCTTTTCTTGTGACCTGATTTTGAATCTCCACAATAAGGACAGGAGAAGTTTAGTCTATTTCCGGAGACATAGACCTTTTGCCTTCTCGCATCATTAGGAAATTCGCTGGCTAGAATATCCTGTACGAGCGATTGAACTCTGTTAATATCCATCATTAGGGGAAAAAAAAGCCCACCCTGAAGGGCAGGCTTTTCGATGAACAATCAGAATTATAAATCAGCGTATAAATCCTCGAGAGAAGACATCTTATCATCGCTGTTCGAGCCTGAATTAGATGGCTGTGACTTTGCCGCTGGTGTTTCTGAAGAGTTAAAGAAATCGTCAATGCCGGTTTCCTTAGTCTCATTTTTAGCGGGTGCTGATGGAGATGTATTTTGTTTAGGCTGGGAATAAGACGAAGAGCTAGATTTTTGACTGCTTGCTCCGCTTGTGATCTCGTTGATCAACCTACCGTCTGGGACTGTGTTACGAATAACCGTCATAACTTTCTCGGTCAATTCGTCATCCCAATCTTTATAATCGAAACTTGTTAGGTTAGAAGGACCGGTCTTAAGATACTCAACGATCTTTTCCATGTCGTCCTGTTTTTTCTGCATTTTTTGACCCTCAACTTCGATTGAAGTTCTTTCGCCGATAAATTGGCAAAGATCGTAGTTGTTCCAATCGCCAACCTTTCTTACATGGACAGCGAAAAGTTTACCATCAAAAAGATCGTAAGGATTGCAAGCTTCTCCATACTCAGGCTTTAACTGAGATTCGATCATATCATTTACTTTCTTACCGAATTTCCAAAGCATCACTTTGCCTTCCAATTCGGGTTTATTAGGATCCTTCACGATTTGGATCAAAGAATAAAAATCTTCTTTACGTGAGAAGCTTTTTGATAATTCTTGATCTGCTGCCGAATGGGATTGCTTTAGCTTCCAGAAAAGATCTTTCAAGACACTTTTCTTTCCTACTGTGCTAGGACAATCAACTGAAAAAGCGTCTCCGGTAACGGGATCTTTCAAATACACATAGTACTTGTGGATTTTGCTTTTAGCAGGTTCAACAGGATTCGGAACGAATCTGATCAGGGATTTGTACACGCCATCTTTGCCATTTTCAGCATAGGGTTTGTAAAATTCAAGATCTCTTGATTCTTTTTGTTGTGTTTGGGTAACGAACATGTCGTTGCTCAGATTGAAGATGTCATTTAAATTACTCATAATTTCTCAATTTTTTTTGTTTTTGTTGTTTTCTTTTTAATTGTTTTTTTCTTTTTGGTTTCAATTTGTTCAAAATTTCCTTCAACGATGTCTTTTAAAAAGAGTGATATCCATGTGGCATCAACTAAATCGTCTACCGGTTTATTAATCTGTAGAGATGGGGTTATCCAATTGTTTCGATTTTTTTCAAGTATGTCGCAGAGCAAGGGAATTCTTTTGGAAGCTATTAGAGAATCATACATCTCATCCTTCTTAAAGTTGCCCTTTCCGGCGAATTTTTTTATTTCTGTTGGCGAAAAAACGTGGAACCTCTCGCTATCTATAGAGTCAATGATTTTTTTTCGGATCAAAGCGGTGGCCATGGAAATGTCTATCAGAGCATTTCCAGCCGACATAAAACTTAGTCCTTCCATAGCTACGTAAGCGTTGGTTACGTCTACATGGCTTAGTATTTTATTCCAGAAAACTTCAACAAGCTCCTGAAAGTATGCGATTTTAACCCTTTCCTTCTGACTGTAATCATCCGGCAATTCCTTCTTATCAAGAAAGAAAAGATCGAACTGTTCAAATCCATCCAAAATGGCATAGGGCTTGTCCTTAGATTTTTTTAGAGATTCGGAGGTCCTATCCGTGCGGGTCAAACTGCCCCACATTGTTTCTTTTTCAGTAATTATACAAAAAGCTGGGGAGTTGAGTGAAAAATCTATTCCTATATAGCAGGTGTTGTTCATGCGAATTTTTACAATTTAAGCTGTAGCTCCCGCCCAGGTCACCGATGCAATGACAGAGGGGATTGCCGGACGTAATGGACCTGAGGTAGGTCCTTGATAATACAATAAAACATCTTCGTCGGTCGAAGACCAAACTAATTCAAAATAATCTCCGCCCGAAGCCGCGATCACGAAGTTCCATGCGGCAACCACTTTAGCGTTATTTCCAGGAAGGTACAGGGAGGTGTTACTATCGGGGAGGTTTGCTCCATTTTTAGAGAGCCAAAGATCTACGAAATCGATACCGCTATCCGTTTTGTCTATTTGTGCGGAGAATTGGATATTATAAATTCCGGGATACTGTACGGTCATCCTGGATCCGCCAGTCACATAAACGCCATTGGTTATAGTCGTGGTGTTAAATGTAATAATATTAGCAGCAGTTATACCACCGCTCAGCTGTGATGTTGTATCATAAAATGACCCGCATGGCATGAATGCGCCGGTTCCTCCCGCAGGATAGCTAGAACCAACAATATCTTCAACGGTTATGGTATTTGTAAGTTGTGTTAAATTTATAATGGTAGGGAAAACAGCATCGGACCAATAAGCTTTAGATAGAGCGTTTAATAAACCACCAAGAATATTGTTGCCATTTCCAGTTTTGAAAAGGGTAATTCTAGTTCCGTAATAGTATTTTCTACTGTTTATCTCACCAGCTAAAGTTGCAGAAACTGAATCGAAAAATAGGACCACAGCATCCTCGGTTGAATATATCTCCGAAATTGCTTCCAGCGGGAATGATTGGGTAGTGTTCTGTCCCGAACTATTTGTATTCAGTATGAATTGAACATATTCCATTATCTTAGGGATATATTAAAATTCTTTTCTGCGTGATGTAACCTTGAGAAGCGAAATCTAAAAAGATGAACGTTTGTGTTGATGTTGTATTGTTAACAGCTTTTTGCCATGATGAATTCATAAAATCACCGCTTCCCGCCGGACCAGTAAAATTATAAGCAGTACCATAAGCTTCATGACCGGGGTTGGTCACAGATAGATCAACCGTGGAGTTAACAGCTTTAGAAACGATAGAGAAAGTCGTAGAAGTAGATTCCGTGGTTGTAACCAAATCGGGATTAATTAAAACCGATAGGGTCTTACCGGAGCTATCCCAGCCATAGATTATTCCAACGAGACCAGACATTCATTATTTGCTTGGTACGTTTTCACCTTGTTTGCCAGTGAAAGCGTATTCTTTAACAAGTTTATCGTAACACTTCTTCATCTGATCCTCACTTAAACAAGCTACGATGTCGTTCAATACTCTTACATCGTTTCCTGCTGCAGTGATAAGATGGTTTTTCATCAGATCCTTCTCGTCGTACAAAGGTTGTCCGTACTTCATTTCATTAAGTCTCTGTATTTGGGAAAACGTTTTCATTGTCTTGCTTTTATTTCTATTTGTTTACTATATATCTAAACTCTTACCCAGTAACTTTTTGATCCATGTGAAGTTGGATGTGCATGAAATTACTTTTGAAGCCGACACTGAATGTGCTGACCTGGGGTGAATTCTGTGTGTAATTGAGCTGAACGTCCGAAATGGAGCTAATTATAACGTTTTCGAAGTTGTTCGTAACCAAAATATCACCATTTGTGTTCAAAAAACGGAGTGGCAAAGTTGGAACATAGAGCTGCTCGTTTTTGAAATTTTGGAAATTCAAAATCGTATCTAGCATAATCCAATAATTTACAAATCCATCAGTCATTCTAAAGCTAACAGAAAATTCCTGATTGAATAGATCCTGAACCGGGGTTGCGTCCTTATAAACCACCTTTTTGCCAAGATATCTAACCTGCTGGGTTGATCCCATGCTCATGCCTGGAAAATTTATACTCTGAATAGTAGAATTCATGAACTGCGTCAAGGTATCAAACGGAGTTTGCAAGCTCTTAACATAGGGCATATATTTCTCAACAACGACCTCCGGAAAAAATCCCTTAGGGAAAACAAAGTAGAAACTACTGGCTCTAGAATTTAAAATCATAGCATTCTACCTCCCTTTGTTGCTCTATTTTCAAGATCATTTGATGTATTTCCACCACCGGTTTGAGTTACTCTCCCTTTATTTGCTGCCTGTCCACCATTTGTTCTTCCGCTCTGCGTGTTGCCAAAGTTATCGATTAGACCTAGATCAGCAGCAGAGAAAATCCCCACAACAGCTAATTTGAAGTCCTCTTTGGATAAGTTGTATAAGCGATATCCAATTTCACCTGGCTTCAAGAAGTATGCAATTATGCGTTCTATTGTCCACCCCTTGTCTACAAATCCTTCAACTGAAGCAGAAACTGCAGAGAGTTTTTCATCGAGAGTTAGATTGGATGTGTTAAGAGGACGGCTTCCACCGGATCTGCCTATTGCTGAACCACCAGTTAAACCGGCTGCAGCGACAGGAGGTGTATTTCTTAATAGATTAACACCGTCGGGCTGATTGGAAGCAGCTATAGGTCCTGTAGGACCGAATGGTCTAGTACTTCTGATCGGACCGGTTGCTCCGGTTGCTCCAATAAATCTTGAAGATTCTTTTTCAGATTTCCAATATCCCCAATAAACCACTGAAGAAGCGGGGATGCCGAAGATATTATTTAGAGATATGTTATTTGAAGACGTTGTAGTAGCACGAACATCTTGAATCGATACCGCGGTAGAGACAGTATTATCCTTAACCTGATTATCTTCCCCTGGCTGCGGAGATCTATTTGTGATATAGAAGGTACGATCAGTAAACTGAAGTATCTTTGTCGAGAAAGTCTCGTCTATTTTAAAAGCCAACTCACCTTTGGCTGGATTAGCAATATTTGAATTCGAAATATTAGGTATTGATAATTTCTTTCCGTTGTTATCAATGAATTGGATGTAATAAGTACCACCAGTGTCGAAATTCATGGCTTTAGGTGTTGTGCCTGTTGAGCCAAGAATGACAGTAAACTTAAAGTAATTATCGAACGGAGAAATATCAATCTCTGATTTGCCCTTTCCATAATAGATAATTCTAGCCGAGGTAGAACTTCCAGATGGATCAGGGGTGATTGAATTATTATTAATCGCAAGATTGGTTATGCCTAGATTAACATTCGTATTATCTACAAAAACGTTGTTGATACGGATAACCTCCCTAGCTCCCAGCTGAGAGTTAAACACGTCAGATGATAGCTGAATGGCAGGTGCTGAAAGAATCTTATTATAGATTTTCTGAACCTGAGGTGCATTAGACAGCGTTATTGGCTGAATTGTGGTACCGTATGAATGTGGATCAGTGCTGGTGTATGAGCTTACTCTGACAACACGCTGTTGATTTGCGTTATTGACAAGGGTCATAGTATACTTTAATGTGAAAGAAACTGCAACCGCTGCATTTCTGATGATCGGACGGTAAAGATTTGGTATATCGTATCCGGTTGTCTGAAGAGATGTGAAATTGGAAGTTTCAATCAAAGCTGCTCCGATCTGCTCCAAAACTTCAATCTGGTGGGAAATCACATAAGCGTTTCCGATTGAATTCTGGAAGAGAATAAAATCTTCAATGAATCCGCCATCGTAAGTGGCAAAGTATTCAAAAAACTGTCCATTAACTGATGGTGCAATGTAAGCTGCAACTTCTGAGAATGGATCTTCAGCTTCGAGACTTAGGGTATCAATTGTTTGGGTTAAATAGTTATCATAACCATCAACGGTTTGAATCGAACCTACCTGGAAAGCTGTAATTCTAAGAGGTGAATTCGTTACAAATCCAAAGCCACTCTTGGAGATCTTCGATGCTAACTGAGCACTCTTACTACCAGCCGGAGCCGCTTCGTATGAGTTCATCATGGACGGTAAACTCGGAATGCTTATCTCGAAATATTTGTCGTAGATGCTCGATCCAACTGAAAGAGGACTAGGAGAAAAAGTATAGAGATCAGCGCTAGTTCTTCTAAGTAGAATCTGTGACAATGTCACGAAACTTAAATCCTGGTCCTGAGCTTGTATCTGAACGATAACACCATCGATGTTTGAAAGGTTATATCCTGCAAGTATCCAATATCTTACCGAATCGTAAGTTATTGATAGATTCGAAGGAAATGACACGGTCATCTGTGACGAAGGTGTTAGCTGTGATGTGTAATCGTTATAAGGAACAATCAGATCTTGGTTAAGTGTAACAAATCTCTGATCGCTGACCTGTACTACAGAAACTGCAGCTGTATTTTGGGTTTGAGTATAGTCACCATTCAGGTTGAAAGCCTGGACATCATTATCTCTGTACCCGTTGACGATTCTATTATATCCAACGTCATTTGTTGTGTACACCTCGGGATTTGGATTGTCCGCATACATGTACTCCATCAACAACCAGGAGGTCAGCTGAACGTATTTAGATGTCGTTGAATATGTTGCCATTAGAATTGTAAGATTTTAGGTGAATAGTGTATTCCAATTCCAAGATATGGGCCAAGATTATAGCCGCTTGGGGTGAAGCCCAAGCCATATCCAAGATTGAATCCTACTCCGAAATTTTTCCGACTATCTCTCAGAGCTCTTCTGCTTTCAGCGTTGTCAACTATTTTAATTCCGTTGACGTTTGCGAAGCTGATGCCCGGGAAATCTGTCGATAATCTGATTTTGAGAAGCTTAGTTTCTGGATCTGTGTATAGCCCAGCAACAACATCGATGGTTTGTTCAACTGTTAGCTTGGCGTCTCCGTTTGGAAACACAGCATATTTTGATAATGATCCGCTATCCCTCAATTTTCGGAGAAGATAAGGTACATCTCCTGAAATAGCAAATTTATTTTTGCCTGGAAGTGTTGGTGTGTAAGATAATTTAAAGTTTCCTGTCGAATCGGTTGTCTTCGCCACGGTAGAAGTTGCCTTAATACCGGTGTCTCTGTAAACCACTTCAGTCTGAATAATCATCTCAGGCTGCTTAGCATTGGAAAATTCCAATCTTTTAATCAAAGCTTTTTGATCTGAATTGAGTTCGGAAACTTTGAGCTCTAAAGAACTTTTTTCTACAACCATTCTGCCATTCTCAGATTTAATAATCTTCAAAGTGTCAGACATAGCCAGAGCATTTCTCTGCAATCTTGCCAATTCTTCCTCGGCCGCAGAACTTGAGTTACATTGTTTTAGTAGTAAGAAAGCTAAAATTCCTATAGCCAAGAATAATAAGCTAGTGTATGCTGTTTTCATCGTTTTGGTTTATCCATTCTAAATTTTGCGTATCGAGATATCCCGATCCGTGAGTTTGAGCCAATTTTTCGTAAAGAATTCTTTCTTCGTCTCTCAAACCATTGAGATCGCTTAGTTTAAAATTCATGTCATTCGAGATTTCCTCCATTTTTTGCTCCAACCCCTTAATCTCGTCGTGACATTCTTTGTATTTAAGCATCAATAATTTTACTTTGTCCAGATCTTCTTTTTCTAATTTTTGTCCCATGTATTTATCTTTCATCCATTGTATCCAGTTATCTAATATTTAGTTTCCACTAAGCGTTCATATTAACAAAAGCACCGGTCGCTCCAATATTATAAAAGAATGAGGATTGATCTCCTGTATATGTTAAAGTTAGGATTTCTACGTCATCTGGATTTGGAAAATCTATTCTTCTTTCCAGTATAACAGCATTATTACCAATGTTTTTCTTTTCCTGATATGCAATGCCATTCAATTTGTAACCGGTCCCACCATTAAAAATCTTATAAACAGAAACATGTCCGGGATTGGATATCTTTATGTCTAAAGATGGTGAAGGAAGTGAAACGTAAAATCTGGGATCGACGTATGACGTGTTTATGTTCGACGGGAAAGCCAAATAGATTTTATTGACGTTGAAGTAATCGGGACTTGTCAAATCGACAATACCATAAGTGATTGATCCAGTTGATCCGGTTGGGATAAACTTGCAATCGATGCTTCTGAAGCCATCAACGATGTGTGCACCGGTTGACCCGGTAAGCCCAATTACAGTCTGTGAATTCTGCTTGGTCTTAAGAAGGTTTATGCCATCAGTATTGTTGATTTTTAATAAATCTGGGCTAGATGTTGCACCCGCTGACGTCAGTATCAATCCACTTTTGAATAGGCTGCCCTCGACATCGATCTTGTATGAGCCGGTTGATCCTATTGCTTTGCTCAAGATAAGAGGAACGTTCAAAGTGTTTTGATTTCCTCTAAAGCTTAATTCGGTGGAAGTTATCTGGATAGAAGGATCGGATGTTATTGAAATGTTTCCAGTTGCTCCTAGAGAAAAAACTCCTCCTGATTTAAAATCTAGGACGGAAGAAGAAAGATAAAAAGTTGAATCTGAATGTATTCCAAATTCTTTGCCTGATGTAATGCTCAAAGCAGAATTGGTTTCGAACGAAAGACTGTAATCTGTTCCGGTAGAAGCCCAATAGAAACTTGGATAACCTGGTGCATTCGTGGTTGTCTTAGAAAATCCGAGGATCGCTCCATCGTTCGATTCGCTATCAGTACTAATTAAAACCTTCGCTAAATTGGGATTGGCGTTGATAGCCGAAAATACAGTGTCAGAATAGACAAAAGTAGTTCTGGCTTGGCTTCCGCCAGTGCCGTTAATAACAATTGCGGAATAACCTGTAGCTCCTTCTGGTCCCAAAAGTGATTGAACACCAGCAAAGACCCCATTAGTTCTGAGAGATGCTCCCGAATCAACCCAACCAGAAGTTGGTCCGGCATAGTAATAAACCTGGTCTTGATTCGTGCTAGAAGTGTTTATCCAGTAATCATAAGGACTTGCTCCTGCTGTTGAAGGAGAAGTGTTCTGCTGATACCAATTAGAACCTCTTACACCTGTAGCTCCTTGTGGTCCATCAGGCCCAATTTTTCCTATTACGCCGGTTGGCCCCTTAACTCCATTGAAGCCGGTTCCACCAAATCCACTCGCTAGAATTTGATCGAAGTTGAAATTCGATTTATCGATGATTGTAGAAGCAGGGTCGCCTGTTCTAATATATTTATTGTTAATTTTCATGCCTCGTAAAGTAATCCTGAAAATTTATTAGCCTCGAAGAAAACCCTCCAGCTACCAGTTGCTCCGTTGTTTGGTAATCTCATGACATGGAAAGTAACAGCCGGTGACGCAAATGGTAAAATCTGCCATTCGGAACCAACTGACGGATTCGGGAAAGGAGATGCTGGATTAGAATAAGTTCCAATCCCAACAGCTTTAAATGAATGGTCTTGCGTAGTCCCTGTTACAGTGAGGGAGAATGATCTATTTTCTTCGATCATCTTAGCAAGAGGGTTATTATTCATTCCTGATCCGTAAGTGCCTAAAAAGCTGACCCCATTAAATGGATTGCCCGCTGTTCCACCACCTGTTAATCCCGAAGGACTTACTATTACGGTGTTAAAGTATGCAAGAGAACGATCGGCAGTAGGTCCGACCGGTGCTGGAGAAACCGATGCCCAATTTATATAATATCCAGTGCCACCACGGGTATATGCTCCCGTTGCGCCAGATAAAACGGTTAGGTCCTGGTTATATGATTCAGATAAATTTGCAAATCTCGTTTCGCCGTCTGCTGTGCTTAAGAACAGTGGGTTTGTGATTGAATCGTGGACTACGTTAACTAAGGAGATTTGAGAATCCTGTAGATTGAGTGAGCTTGGTGTAGTGTAGGTTATTCTAACATTTCCACCGTCAGTAATATACGAATCTGAAGTAACTCCCGGAACCGTTGCTGAATCCGAGTTAATCTTTAAACTGCCGGAGAGTGATAGACCGGTAGCTCCTAAACTTGTGCTTGTTGATGAAAGATAAAAATCTGACCCGGTTGATACCTCAATGTTTTCTTTAGAAAATTGAAACAGAGAACTTGAATTATCAAAAATGATCGCTCCGGTAACTCCTATTTCAAAGTCAGAAGTTTGGGATATCATAGCCAAATCAGAAGCAGACAAAAAGAATCCTCCGCCGGTCATTCCCCAAACTAGACTGTAATCATTCGGTGTTGCATCAAATTCCCATGCAAAATATGGATGTTTCGAAGCTTCCGCACCGGTTCCGTCCTGTAATTCAGATTTAGAGAATTCTAGGACATTTCTACCAGCTGATCCAATAGTGGATATTTGGAATTTTGAATATTGACTGTTACCATACGAAGTACTCGTGGTGGTATCAGACAAAACCATGGTTGTTGAAGATGGGGTAGATGTGAATTCGACGATTGCATTTTTAGTCTGATCGCCGGTTCTATCCTTGATGTCTTCGATTTTGGTGAAAAACTGAGTTCCGGTTAGAAATAAACCGCTTGGAGTCCAAACCCCGCCAGTTAAAATGTAATCTTTGAAGTCATCAGTTGATACTACCCAATGGTCACCATCATAATATCCGGTTAGTCCTGTGGGTGGTTCTAGATTCGAGACAAACCATTTAGATCCTCTGATACCAGGTGATCCATAGTCTCCAGTTGGACCTGTTAGCCCAGGGTTGCCAATTGTTCCTGCCTGTCCAGTCCTTCCATAGGTTCCTCCGCCGGAAGAAAGTATCCTTCCGAAATTTTGATTTAATTTATTTATGAGTACCGTTTGGGTATCTCCTTTTGTAATCCGAACAAGCTTTAAATCGGCCATGTATTTATATATCGATAATCTCTAAACGGCCCTATTATTAATTATCATCTTCTTCCAGCACGGATTTGGATCTTAACTTCCTTTGGTTTAAAAAATTTTGATAATCTATATGGCTCATCCAGTTCAGGTCACCGTTTGGTGTCATAACTAGTAAACCATCTTTCGTCTCATGTAAGACCGAGATTTCCCATTTGATGTCGCATGAATTTCCGCAAGTCAACATAAATTTATCTATTAAAGCAATCTACCCGACCCCTGATTCGATGAATAAAGAATTCTGCTGCTAGTTGCTGTGATACCGTCTCCCCTGAGAACTTCCAATTCAGCCTGGTTCAATCCTGAGCCAAATTTTATATATTGGCCTACCAATGGTGGAGAACCAGTGTAATATCCTAGATATTTGATTTTTTTCATCGGATCGTTCGTGCTAGTTAGAACGTTTATTTTCATGGACTGGTATTTTTCTAGCAAGTTCATAACGTTATCACCGTCTCCAGATCTTACGTTAACGGCCACACCGATATCGTTGGCCGGATTTACATCAATAAGGAATGTATTATTGTAGGACAGGCTAGATGCAGTTATGAAATACCAGGAGATTATCAATCCACTTCCATAATCTATTGAGATAGAATTTGAAGAATTGAAAACCGGTCTTTTATTGTATGCGGTTCTTTTCTTAGCGTAAAATACTCCATCGCTTCTAACTTCGAGTAAATTGGTTTGATCCTTCTTTGCAACCATTAAATGATTGCCACCTGTGGCAATACCGGTTGCTCCCAAGAATAAGGATGTCCCTGAAGGGTTGTCTATCCAGAGAGAGTAATTACCGAAAACCGGATCATTTGATGGGGATTTACCAGGTATAGTCTGGATTTTCAAATCAGCATCAGTTTCCAGCCTTGTACTATTTAGGGATAAATTTGATGCTGTAATACCTAAAGATCCGGGAGTATTGAAGAATGAAGGACCTCCTGAAGTGAAATCTATTGTTGATTTGCTGGTCAAAAAGAGTGAATCATCCGCCTGGAAATTTGCCTTATTTGTGACGGTTCCGGTTATTCCCGACTTGGTCAAAATAGTTAGCCTATCGCTAGGGACAGCGAAAGCCAAGTTATAGTCATTATCCCCGCCAGTCCATCTCCAAATTGGTCTTTTGAAATAACCTGAAGCTCCAATTATAGTCGCATCGCTGCGAGAGAACTCCATGATCGGATACTGATTAACCCCAGGGTCTGTCGTGATCAGGAAATTTGTATAATCGGGATTGGTTAATTCAATAGATGGATTACCGTCGCTTAAAACGAATGTGTTTGACGATGGTAAAAGAGTGTTCTGGACAATTGCCAAAAAATTAGAAGTTGCACCAGTGGCTGTAATTAGATCAGGGATAAACTTAAACTCGTCCTCGGGTATCAAGTCATAGCCTGTATCAAGCCATCCCGATGGACCAAAAACATAAAGAGTTTTTTCTATAGCATCGGTATCGATCCAGTAGTCTCCTTCAACCGTTACATCTCCATATCCTCCAGTCGGTGCTTCAATCCCGCCTACAAACCATCTACTTCCTCTCGGACCGGTATTACCGGTTGGACCAATTGGACCGATCTGTCCTATTAATCCAGTAGCACCAGTTGGGCCGATTGGTCCTTGAACCCCACCATCTGCGGCGGAGATCTGCTCGAAATTGTAATTTAATTTTCTTACAATCTCTAACTGATCGTCGGAATAATTAAATGATAGTATACTTGGTTCAGCCATCTGTTAAATTTTTTGTATTCCAAAACTGAAGTTTAGAGACCAATTAGAGGTTGCTGGTACATCATAAGTGAACGTGTAAACCAATTCACTTATTTTAACCAGGCTTAAACCATCCTCCGGTTTATAGCCTTCCTTGTATCTATCCTTACCTAAAATATCACCTACTACGTAACGCAGACCGCCATTATCTGTGGATGGATCGGAAACCTGCTTGACATAGAGGTTAAATGATTGTGCAGTGAAGATCGGAATTACGTTCAATGCGATATATTCTCTGATATCATCTTCAATGCTGTTTGGGTTGCCCACACCAAATTCAGATATCATATTCTGCTGGAAAACATTCTTTACTCCAGCATTCAACAAGAATCTTCTTAGAATTCTATCTAATCTGATAATACCGAATAATTGGTTCGAATCAAGAAGCTGATAGAATACTTCAACATCAGGATATATGTTCAGATCAAGAACCTGAAGATCTACTGAAACAAAAGCAGTGTCCAATTGTCCTATTCCAGTCCCGCTGGATGTGATAGGCATATTTTGGATCTGGGTAACTGCAGCTGCTGCAGCGAGATTTATTTCATCAACATTACTATTACCGCTCAAACGTGAAACTGGCAATGTGATGAATGTAGAAGCCAAAATATTATCAGGGGTTCTCATCATCTTCGAGCCAAAGAAAGAGTTATATTCTTTCATAGACCTGGTTCCAGCAACTGGTGTTTCAGAAAAAACGTCGCTGAATAAATTATAATAGCCAGATTCCCAATTGGATTGGAAGATCGAGAAATCCTTTTTAGCCACTGGGGTTAAACCAACCAATGGATAAACAGGTCCCTGAGGGAGATTAGCGGCCTTGTCCAGCAATCCCTTATTCGTGCTCACCTTGGTATAACACAAATTCTTGATTAGTCCAAATCCCTTCTGGTTAGGAGCGAAAGTACAATTTCTGAAAGAAAGATCTATAGCGGTGTATCCAACAATAGTATCAGTCTTATCGTTTTTGAATAGAATGCTTTTGCGAGTTAAAGGCTCATACCCACCATTATAACGAGCTAGGTCAGAAGCATATTGTATTCCACCATCAACAATGTCGTAAGTTGTAATCGTAGAAACACCCAGGGTAGATGGTCCTTGAACTGATGGAGCCGGTCTTAAACCAGTATTTCTTGAAAGATAACTAGGCTTCAAGAAGTTCATGTTCAATGATTGGGTATCTACCAAAGTAGAAGATGTGGCTGAATCCCAATAGTACGAATTATATGAGATATAGGGGTTTAAGTTATTAAACCTTTTTGCAATCTCTGCAGTGGATATCCTTTTTATAATGAAATCAAAGTAGTTCTCTCCGCCCGATAATTGGAAAACCGGTTTATCCTCATAAGTGAGCTTTGATCCGAGAGGGATTGTCGCTGGTGAGGTTGGTGAGAACGGAATATTAAAAGTATAATTGAGAGAATCAATTGGTCCAAAATTAACAAAAGAAATAGATCTTCCGGTTGGCCAAGGATAGGTTGATGTGTTGCTAGGAACCGAAAAACTTCCAGCCCCGGTTGATCCAATCAGAGTATTTGCTCCTTGTGGGTAGAAAAGATTAATCTCTTCTCTCAAATCACTATCATAATCTGGGTTCGGAATCGAATAGATAACACCCGGATCAGTGAACGAAGTAACTGAGCTTCCAGACGTCACGCTCAAATCAAGAGCTACGCTGAGCTTTGTGTCTCCTATCTTATAAAGTTCTTGAGGTGTGCTAGCGGTTAAACCTATACCGCTGTTTTTCTTCTTGTCTATCAGAGAATACATCAAGATGTAATCCAGATATGGTGAAAAACCGGTTGCACCAGTGTGTCCTAATACATTAGCACGGTAGTCATTAATCGTAACGTAGCAAACCAGAAGAACAAATTGCTGGGTTGCATTTTCGATTACCTCATACTGTACCGGACTTTGGATTGAGGTGCTATCCTCTTCTACTATCCGTAAGATAGCTGAAAATTTATATCCTTCGTATCCACGATAATTAGGAACATACCGATCAAGATCGTTAGTCGGGTTGGTTAAGGTTGATCTTTTTCTGAATTGGATCTTTACCCCTCTGAATAGTGTTTCATAAAAACCATTGGATTTATTGAAATATAGAGGAGTGAAAAATTCTTTCGTTGGTAAAGTCGAATTCGAATAAGCCCCTAGATAGTCTGTTCCCTCGACTGTGAAGGTATCGCTGAAATACAGAGAATTAGTAGGATCAGCGCTTCTCAAAGTATCTAGATCTACTTTATATGGTAGATAGCTATTTTGATTTTCTAGAGCTGAAGGAGGGTATTGCTGTGGTAATCCCTCTAAAACAAACCATTCGTGGGTTAAATAGTTAGGATCTGGTGTTTCTTTCTCTAAACTAGGTGAAAAGTTTGTAGTGGAGAAAGCAGGTGTCAGATTTAGTCTGTACATGTTTCCACGTGCATCCGTACCGCCTGTATAAACCCATTTATTTACGATCGGAACGATACGAGAAAAATTGGCTCTGCCGGTCGTATAGTTCTCTTCGAGATAATCATACTCATTCGTGAGTTTATTCCCTTCGAATTGATATTCTTTTGGTGTAAGATTGGGATCACGATTTATGGTAGAAATTGATTCAATCCCGATAAATCCTTGGAATTTCCCAATATTGTTCTCAGCATCAACTGGAACGTTATACGTTGCCGAAGAATCACTATAAACAAGCTTAGTAAATTCCGCCGGTACAACAATTGATTTTGGTCCGCTCTGAATGTTATCTATGAAAAGATTTGCAGAGCTGGTTCCTATGAATATTTTACCAGGTGTATAAACCGTTCCATTGTAAGTGATAGAACCAGTCTGAACCAGATATTTTACGCCATTAATGATGTTTCCTGCCTGATTAGAAATAAGCTGGAAATATCTATAGAATTCCGGTGTTGGAGTCGTTGCATAAACAGACGAATAGAAATCGAAATCAAGATCCCTAACGTCAAAAAATGTAAATACACCTGTTGAAAGTTCGGTCATCTTAAAGGCGTTGAATTGCCTATTGGTACCGAAACTCACGATGGCATTTTGATCAGCCAAAACCGCTACAGATAAACTATTGTATCCATTCCATCCGCTAGGAAATCCGTTCGTGAATGAAGGTGAGTCAACGTATTTGTCAACCTGCTTGATTATTGAGAATCCTGTGGTGGTTTCGATCCAATTACCTTTTACAACGGAAAGATCATTCTCCTTGCCAAAAACTACTCTAATCTGGTTAGAATCAGTTCCTCCTCTAAAATGGACAGGACCTGAAATTGAAGTAGCGTCCTTACCATCCAAAAAGATTGTATCAGAAAGTGACGTATCACTTAATGAATAGTATTTTTGCCAAAAAACTGGATCACTATCGGGGGTAAGATTTCCCGTGATAGTAGAGGGAACAGAGGCGATCGATTGCCAATACTCTCCTCCATATAAAACAATTACGCCGGTGGGATAAAATGAGGTTGTATTCCAATCGCCCACATAGCTTGTAGCAAAAATTTGATAATCGTCGTGGACAGAAACTCTGTAAGTTTTGTTTCCGTAACTTCCAGGTACGACTAAGCGAATAACTGAATCAGTCCCAGATGGTGCTGAAATCCAGCCAATCGAAGTAATCTCTCCAGCTGCTCCGGAAAAACTTTTAGCAATATCACCGGTTCCACCTTGGCCAATTAAACCATTGAAGTAATAATCATTACCAACGGCATAAGAATCACCAGGGATCCAGCGTATTTGCGATCCGGAAAAATCCCCATTCTCTACGAGATCGAATTTTTCTTGAAGCGTTCCTCTGCTTCCTTCCGGCCAAGCAATTCTAAAAACTATTTTTTTGCTAACTGGTATCTCATTCTTAAATGTGATTGAGATATAAGAGCATCCTGCATCAACAGGAGTAGATCCGTTGAATGATCCTAACTTATCGTCTGGACCGGTGAAGTCCAATAGATTTACTTGCTGATCACCAATAACTAGACTTCCAGAAGTCGCACCAACAAAACCTGTGGTACCAAATCCTCCTGTTATGCCCAGCCAAGGTCCGAATTCAGCATAATCTGGAATGGAAGCTTCCGGTGTTCTTTTCAAAGAATATAATCTATCCAGCTTATCAGTAATATAGAAAAGCTTATCTGGATTATTCTGGTTAATGTCCAATGCACCAGGAATCCATCCGGTTGCTCCCTCGTAATAGAGACGAACACCGCCGGTTGAACTCTGGAAAGCACTAACATTGTTATAGTAATATCCTAAATTGTCTCTGGTGGGTTTGGGTAGATTTAAATTTCCGGGTTCATCTTTGTAATCCCAGAAGAAATCACCATTTAATTTAAAAGATCCTGTATCATTTCTAGAAACGTATGCTCCGAAGTAACGATTGATCGTGTAAAGATCAGAATCGTCGTCATCAAAATAGAATTCTAGATTCAAAAGATTGGCACAAACTATCCCATTTCTTTCAAATCCTCCAGTCATTGTGGCTTCGAAGTCGATCATAGGGATCGAACTCGTGCTTCTAAAATAAGAATCAAGGATTTCTCCTTTTTGTCCTAGCACTCCGGAGGTCAGGTTTACACCATTCCAATACGTGTAGGCATTGCCCATTCCGAAAGTAACCGGAGATTGGTTATAATTCTGGTCTCGGTACAGATTACGGATATAATTTCCGATTGTTGTTCCCTCTCTAAGATCAAAAGTAGCAATACTCTGACAATTAGGAAGTATCTGATCTTCGAAATACGCAGAAACATCGCTAACCTCAGGATAAAATGCAAGCTCGTCAAAAAGCGCAACGTTACCCTGTCCAGAAATGATTGTATAAGTTGAATAAGAATCTACACCGGTGATAAACTGTCCCGCTGTGTAAGTTACTGGATTACCAGATAAATCGATTCCATAGCTAACAGAAAATACATCAGAAGAAGTAGGGTTTTGGATCACTTTATATGTTTTCCCAGCAACAATACTTGTTACGTTTGTTGTGTAAGGAAAAGAAAGTGGGTTTGGAACTTTGAATATAACAAAGTAATCAGGAATAACATCTTTAATCCATAAAGGAGCAAAGTATCTGAAATTTTCCGGATAGTTTTTATCAACCAGAGTTGAAGCACCAGACGCGTAGAAAAAATCATACTGATCGTTGAAGGTGGTGCTCGACTGTAGGTTTCCGTCTGTTAGACTGGCAGACTCGAAGATAACCTCGTTAGGGGTTGATCCTCTTTGAAAAAAATTGAAGACATCAGTAGCATAAGATTGCTGACCTGTAACCTCAAATTTTTTGTACCTATTATTTGATAGCGTGGTGTTTACATCCAAAGAATTCAGCCAAACTTTATTCTGGGAATCCACCGCGATGCGGAAATTCCCAGTTAGTTTAGGATTCGTTCTAAGAATTTGAAACGAAGTATTACTATCGTATAATTTTTCTCCTGCCATTATGCTCTATATAACGTTTTATAGACTCGGTGAGACATTTGTTAATGGAGAGCGTAAATCATCGGTCTTGAATCTTCCTGTTACTTTTACATCGAAAGAGAAAACGTCAGAATATCTGGGTTTGATATCAATTCCGATAGTTTTTGAATAAGTAATATTAGTTAAATTACCATTTAATCTAAATCCTCCTATGTAACCAAGCTTGTCCACTGGTCTGAATTGGAATATCACTGGGATGATAATTGAATTGGAAATTCCAGTCCCAATAATTGTTGTAGATAAAGAAGTTGTTCCAGGAACTTGGATCGACGAATTAGTAGCTGGTGCTAAGAACAGATAAGAACCACAAGAGTATTTACCTATTAAGAACTCGTCATTCTGTTCAAATCCCAATTTCATCGGATACATCGAATCTGTTCTATTAGAACCAGAAGGACCGGTAACAAAAGGAGTATTAACCTGTCTGTAACCTAGCTGTTTGTAGTAATCATTCTGATTTACGTCGGTCTCGAAATAAAGAGATTGTCTGAACGCAGGATAAACGATAGTACCGTTTGCATAATTAGGCTTAACTAATTCCTGGAATGCAGTTCCATTCCCGTTATTAAGTGAAGGATGATTAATATGCACGCTGAATTCTGATAATGGACCATTACCGATAGGTGTTCTTGCCCCGGTGCCACCTGTATATCCGCCTGACCAAACAGAAGCGTTAGATCCGCCACTTAAAGATCCACTTGGACTGATCAAGGTAGGATCATGAGGAATTAGCTGGTTACCGTTTACAGGAACCGCTCCCGCATAATCATAATTTGATGCATAAGCGGCATCATTAATTACATAGAGTGTTCTATCACCTCCAACGGATTTGTATCTTGGATACATCCATTGGCTGTATAAGTTTGCTGAAGCATATGGAGGTGCTTGTGAGGTTGACATGTTGTCAGGACTTCCTGTAGGACCGATAATATCGGCTGGTTCCAAAGATCTTTGGCTTACAGGTACATCCTCGTATCTGAGATTCTGAGCATAACCAATTAACGGCGGAATAGAATCAGAAACCTTAACACTCATAGAACCTGGCAGCAAAGAAGATAATTCAAGAGGACTTGCTGCTACATTCGAAATCTTCAAGCTTAATGTAGTGGTACTGATCTTTCCTGCGTCTGTTGTTAAAGGATTCTGGTAAACATTTGAAAATGGTTGAACTTCCAATGAAACTGTCGATCCGGGAGCAACAGAACCCGCAGGGATCTGCAGATCTGAGCTGATGATCTCCACTGCCAATTCTCCAACCTGCTGGTTAACAAGTGCACGCAATGCGTCAACCTGATTCTGAAGGTCGACCAATTTTTGGTAGAGATTAATAACCGTTCCATCATTACCAAAGAAACCGGAAGCAATTCCGTTTGCTGTGTGATAGAAGGTTCTATTATTAGTCTCAAATTGCTCGGACAAGTGAGAGTTCAATCCTTGAGCAGATAATTCCTGCTTCATGATGACCAATGCTTGATCCGTGCTATTGTTTAATACTGTAGTTAATTGTGATTCAGTTGTTAAATTCTCTGGGAATGTAACAATAACAGAATTAGAGTATGGAGAAAGGAGAGGATTGTCTGGCCATCCAGCTTCTGAGATCGATAAGATCTGGATCTCTAACTGCTCACCTTTAGTGATAGCAATATCTAGCTGATTGATGTTGACAACGTCTGCATTATCTGGATTTTCATCCGCCCAAACATAAGTTCCTGATTCAATATTATAGATCTTTTTTCTAACCTCAGTTTTAATAACTACCCAGTTAGAAAAAGCTCCTGTTTTTCTTTCGCCATTTAAATCTTGGTATTCGATTTGTTCGGTTGGTTGAACCGCACCCGATTGGCTTCTATACCTGTAACGGATTTGGAATTGAATAACAGCCTGTGGACCCGTTTCTGGACTTTCCTTTGGCTCGGGAATAGGCCAAAAACCTCTTACACGATATTTAGGTGGTTCAGAAAGCTGAGGTACATCCAAAGACGTTGTTCTGATAGACTGAACAACAGAATCATAAAGTTGAGATTTTTGATTCCTTTGAATTGTTAAGCTATTTAATTGTGACTGTAAAGAATTTACCTGAGAAGGATCCGATACCTGGTTGAAGGAAGGCTGAGTTATAGCCACCAAAGAAGATAAACCTGACGTTTGAACCGTTGAAACCGGACTGGTCAAAGATAATCCACTTGTTGGAAGCGAAGAAACGCCAACCGAACCCTGTAAGGTATTCACTTGAGATCTCACTCTATTGATTGCCTGGTCAAGCTCTGAAATTTCGCTTTTTAATTGAGATTTCTGAGCCAGCAGATCATTCAGTTGCGTGGTACTTGTGTTATCCGTTAATTGCTTATTGATCTGGACAACTTTGAAGTCTGTGGTATTAACAACTGGAGTGTTCGGGATTAAACCTTGGATGGCAGAAACTTTTCTTTCCTTAGCCATTCCAAAGAAAATCTGACCAATGTCAGCAACCTGTGTGTTGTAATAGGTCTCAAGACTTTGAACTCCTAATGGAGTTGTGATGGTCAATTCTGAGCTCCAGAATGTAACCCCTGTTGACCATTGTGAACCAATCAGATTGAAATTATCGTCTAGGGTTTTGAAGAAAATACCCTGTCTTTCGTTGTATCCGACATTAACGTCGATATACTTGGGAGAAAATTGTTGGGAAACAAAACTTAAGGAATTCTCACCAATAGAAATTGGCTGATATCCAGCAACTCTTGTTACCTGAACCGATCCTTGGCTTCTGTCGATAGAAACGATTCTATATCTTGATCCGTCTTCTGTTGCCAATAGATCGTTTACATCAAGGGTTTTTCCTCCTTGTATATTACTAGTGACATCAGTATAATTAAGTGTATCTAAGGAATAGTTTCTTCTAGTCTCCTGTCTGGCTGTTCCGGATGCATCATATACAGTTACAACATCATCATAAACACCTAAAACACTGAAATTTCCAACATTAGCTAGTGTTCTCAAAGGAAGTTGTAAAATGTCCTCGTCAACAAAATAGTTGATACCAGCGTTGGTCAATTCCGTGACAAATTCTGTATAGGTAAGATCGTTCCTACCTTTGAGATTACTGTCGAAGAAAGTTCTTTCTGTGTCTGTTAATGTGTTAGCGATGATTCTGCGGCAAAGGATACGATCTGCATTCTCGACCATCAATCTATCATTCTCTGATAAGGCTGATATCTGATTGGTAAGATCGATTTGAACGTAGAGAAGAGGCGTTAAAAAGCTCTCAAAAAACCAGTTATTTTTGGTTCCGAATGTTTTTGGAACATTCAAACCAATTAATGCAGGAGGATCCTGCAGTGGCTGGGCTTTATAGATTTGAGCGTACGTCCCGTCCGCGTTTCTAACAGTAGAAGCATTTGTGCCTAAACCGGCCAAAGCTTCAACGTTATTATCGAGTCTATCGATTTGATTTTGCAGATATCCAAATCCTGGTACGCTAACTACTCGAGGTGTTCCATTTTCATCCAAAATTTGGATTTCTACAGATTCGTTTGTCGAGGTAGCAACCTGATTTAAACCTTGAATAATTTCAAGAGCGTTTGTTTGTAGCCTCAGAAACTGGGCGATTAAAGAACTTATCGAATTCTGGGTAGCAGCCATTCTTACGGATTATTTGTTAAAGATTTACCTACGATATCAGCTTGGAAAATTAAATTTTCATCGTCCACACAAACGATATCTATCGTTGGTATATTAGACTCTTGGGCGAAATCGTCCTTGTCCAAGACCAAGATAGTAGTTGAGTATGCAATGCCACTAGGTGAAGATAAAGGATATCTTCCTAATGCGTTTGTCAAAATTGTTACTACGAAATCGTTCGGATATACTTGATCTCCGAAAGATAAACGAAGTGTTTGACCTCTTTTCCAATTATTAGAACTATCATCAATGCGGATAGTTAAATCGGATGTTAAACTGAGAGGAGTACCTCCGTTAACATGTTTATAGTAGTTACCAAAAGGTAGCAATGGAACAATGTTATTAGATGACGTACTAAACGTCACCACGTTATTTCCTGCACCGATTGTGTAGTTCTGAGTATTGTTCGAAATTGTAACCTGATTAGGAATATCGCGATTAACCAAAACTCCTAATCCCTGTCTAATTACGTCCAAATTATAGGAGATTTCGATAGAAGGAATATCATTATTGATAATCGCTCTGATCAATTCGTAATTCTGATTAATCAAACCTACAATTGCCTGGGTATTGGTGAAAAGAGCCTGATTGGCTGCAATCGTTGATTCCAAAGCATTTATTCTTTGATTCAAATCCAAAGCTGAATCTGAAGTTAGAACCAGATTTTCTAGACTGGTAATTCTTTGCTCGAGTGATGTGAACTGAGCTGCACCGTTATTTAAAGTTGATGAAGCATCTTGAAGAACATTCACAGCGTCCATGAACATGGAAAGTGAGAATGGAGAGTAGTCGTTAATAGCCTGCTCAACACCAGTCTGGTCAACATCTACGTCAAACTTCAGGTTGATTTTGAAGCCGTACGAGTTTCCGTTGAGTTTGGTTACGATGTTTGGTTTGTACTTCTTAAGACGAGGGATGTATGTTTCGCCACCTGATGTTACAACATCATCTAAGAATAAAACTCCATAGAGGTTAGTTGCCGAATCACCTGGATTTGCAGGATCATAAACATCATAGTAAATAAGAACCGCATTAAAATCAAAATTCTCTGCATCCGCCGTAGCGTTGTACTCAGAGAAAGTTGAAATACTTGGGTTTGTTATAATATCATAATAAGAATTGGTATCGAAATCGATCCCAATTGAATCCAGCTTTGTCCTAGCATACGTTAAACTGTTGTATGGTGGAGTTGCTGTGTTTGTTTTTGTTAAAATTAAAGAAGTAGGATCGGTGAAAGTAGCATCGTTGAAATACGTATTAGCTACTGCTCTTGGAGAATACCAGTTTCCTGATCCTGTTGTTCCGTTTGTTGTATCGGTATAGGTCGCACTAGGCTGGCCAATAACATCATCGTCGAAAATAGCTAAAGTTGACAATCCGCTAGGATTGACTTCAGTATAAGATCTTCCGCTCAAATATTCGTCATTCAATGGATCGGTTGGATTATTAGTCCAGGTTGTATCCAATGTATAGTTTTGATCTACTACATTTTTGAAGAGAACGGTTGGCGTAGATCCATCTTTAGTAGGAACGTAAACATAAACTTCAGTGTATGCGTTATTCTCGTTCTTAACTGAATTTACGATGTCTAATTCTCCAACGTATTGAACAACACGATTGTAAGTTGCTCCTGTCAATCCAAATGAACCGGTTACTCCAGCTACAGGATCACCTTCAACATATCTTTTTTGTGTGATTGGTAATCCGTCTGTAACTATGACAGTATTCTGGTCGAGCGTTGAAGCAACCTCAGTTGATGATGCGGGTTGGAAACGCATAGCTCCAACCTCCTTCAACCATTTGAAGAAAACCCTTTCTGAAATATTCTGCTTCAAAGTAGGATCGTATTCATCCGTACTTGTGATAGTCGTTTCTAGATTTAAACAGTAGCTCTGGAAACTTTGAGAAAATGCTACATTTCCATCAGCGGGGACAAGAACATTACTTCCTGAACTCCAATCAAGAAATGCTGAATCCGGTGCAGGCAGTTTAACTGTATTCCCTGTTGCGTCGAAATAATCAATATCTGGGATGTTTAAAAGAGCAAACTTCGAAAACTTAAATTTATTAGTTGAGTTATTGAAAGTAAACGACAGATCCTCTGCAGCGGACGTGAACGTATAAAAAGTTCCGCCGGTCAGCTGTAAAGGTTGTATAAAAGGGGTTTTAGCCATTTTCCTGAGCTATTATTTAATTAAAATTAAAAGGACATGTTAGTAGCTCCTAGTACTACCCATGATCCTTTTTGTGTTGCTTGCGCACCAGCCACTCTTGGTTCCCATCTCAAAGTGATTGAAGATTGATATTGAGAGTTGGCTGTGACAACGATACCAGCTGAAGGCCAGTTTCCGTATGCTGCAGCTGTATTGAAGCCTGTATAATAAGAGGTAGAACCAGTTACACCGGTGAAGATGTATCCCGTTGCTCCCTTAGTGTTAACGATAGTGACAGTGAAACCTGCAGGAATGTTAGAAGCTGTTCCGCCAGACGTTTCAGAAACTTTCATGTAAAAACCTGTTGGACCGCAATCTGCGAAAATCACATTCTCTGTTCCGGTGATTGCATAGGGTGAGTTAAGTGATGAAGTTACACCACCACCGCTAAGCGAAGCATTATTTGATGCAGGGAATTCCTGACTGGCTGTTAGACCGGTTGTGTAAGTGGTATTTCCCAAGAGGGTAAATCCTGCTGGACCGATTGCCAAAGACGAATTCGCATTTAATCTTCCGTTGAAGTTAGCTGTTCCGCCTGCTGTGAATGTTCCGGTTGAGGTCACGGTGGTTGTTCCACTGAATGTAACTGCTCCAGAACCAGTTAAGGTTGTTGTTGAAAGACCGGTAAACGATCCTGCACCATTAGAAAGAATCTGTGCTGCTGCAGTTGATCCTGTTGGGACCTGAATGGAATTAAATTGTCCGATTTTCGCGGATACCCTTCCGGTTGGCTGGGTGGAAATATCCAGGATTCCATTATTTGTATCAATTCCAAAATTGGTGGAATAGGTGTTTACCCAGTTTTCCAGAGTGATGAAATTGGAATTGATGGTTGTTCTTGATCCAGAGATAGAATCAGTTCCCAAGATTTCGGTGATGCTTATCGTTGACATAGTTTTTTTTCTTATTTCAGCTGTTGAATATATATCGAGTTCATATATGACGACAAATTCAAAAATCCGCGTGTCTCAGAAAGATTTCTTTGACATTTCTCTTAGTAAAAACCAGCACAAATATTCCCAATCAATCTTAGAAAATATTATTACTTTCTGTTGGGGTCCTGCCGGTAGTTCTAAAACTTTTTCAGCCTGCTATTCAGCTTTGAAGCTTTTAGCCAAAGGTCAGGTGAAGAAAATAATTCTAACAAAACCCATTCAGGAGTCTGGAGAAAAGTTAGGAAGCTTGCCTGGTGACGTAAATGAAAAGATTGCTCCTTTCATGGATTCTTTCGTTTCAACCATCGAAAAAATTATTCCAAAAGAAAAAGTTCTCCAGCTTTTAAGAGAGGGAATTATTGAATTCAGACCATTGGCTTATATGCGTGGATCGACATTTGATGACTGCATTATGATTTTAGATGAAGCCCAAAACTGTGACATGAAGCAGTTAATGCTTTACACTTCACGTCTTGGAAAAAATTCTAAAATGGTTATTGCAGGCGACGTGACTCAGCATGATATTTCTTATGAAAAAGTTGCACTCCCCGAATTTATCGATCTGGTTAAAGATATCGAAGGCGTATCGGAAGTGGTTTTCACTGACGCTGATATTGTAAGATCAGACATCCTCAAAGAGATAGTAAAGCGTTACGAAAATTGGAAATATAGAAATATGGCCAAAAGGTCTTAATCTATAGGTCTAAATGTAGCGTCTGGATCGTTTTTCAAAAGTAACGGGGATCCTTTAAGATTCTCACCAGCTTGTCTCAATATTCTCATTTGCTCAGCTAATAAATCTTTAGAAAGATCATTAATCTTCACTTCCTGGGTTTGTTTAGGAACTGTGTAGCCGTAGTCTGAGGAATTTACTACAAACGGATCCGGATCATCTTCTTTTTTAGCGGTATGATCAACGACCTCGATGAAAGCATTCTGGGTTATCTCATAGACGTTCCCGTTTGCATCCTCTACAGAATTTTCTAGAGTATAGAAACCAGGCTTGATAAACGTATAAATGAAATAAGGTACTTTTCTTACATCCAAAATCTTATCGCCAGATCTCGAGTCGAGCAATCTCCACGTATTCATATTCTTCCCGTAGATATCAGAAGGATAGTTTGTCATGAAGACCGTGCTCATGAGAGGGATTTTGAAATTAGATCCATTCATGTGCACATCGCACCAATTACAGGATCCTTCGCCATATCTGGAATCAACGTTTCCGTAATTGATACCGATCGGGGGATTATACTGGGCGATTTTGAAAACAGAAGGTATTTTAGATACCGAAGAAGGCAAAGCAATTCCGGTTGCTCCAGTTGCTCCTGAATGAGTTATGCTATAGTAAAGATTAGAATCTGCATCGTAAGCCAGAGATAGTCCTGCAACCTCAATTTGGTTGGATGTTAAATCTAGAGTATCATTCAAAGTACCAGATAAAGATAATTTATAAGCTTTGTAATAGCCAGTTGTACCTGTCGATCCAAACTGTTTCATATTCAAAACGTATTCATCTCTCTCGGTGATGATAGACTCGTCTAAGAAAGCAAAAGAATCATTGATCGGATAAGAAAATTCTTTCTTAATCATTCCATTCGGAGTGAATCTTTGAACGTAGAATGAAGTACCTCCAGTAACTGAATATGATCCTTGGTTTATTGAATAATTAGGATTCTGTTCAGTTATGGTAGCTACAGAATATAATCCTTCATGTGAGAAAGCAAAGACGCCATAATTTTCGTCGTCGTAGAAACCTCTTTTAACAATCTGAATTCCTTTACCTGTCACTGTTCCATTTCTGTCAGTTACGAAGAAGAAAGGCTCGTGTCCAAGATTGTTAGCTGCAGTTGAACCAGTACTACCGAATGTGAAATTTTGGTTTGTAGATCCGGTTACCAGAATCGTGTTTGAAGATGAATCCTGAACTGACTGGTTGAAGTGTGTGTTACCAGTTCCTGCTGTTATGAAGCTATCATAGAGATTCAAATCTCTATCAAGCTGAATCATACTGCCAGATTGTAGATATCCTGATGAGTATGATGAAAATTCAAATGGGTTATTATTAGGAAGATCGTTAGTAAATTCCCACTGGTTTGCTAGAGTGCTATATCCTCCAGATACACCAAGAACCACATTGACCCATTTATTTCCCGCATCCAAATGAATGCTTTCGGTATTCAAATAGCCAAAGGTTCCGGTTACACCAGTAGCATCAAAATCGCTTGCAGCAATCGGGAAGTATCTAAAGTTTTTTACTTTATAAGATCTTTCAAATCCACCGGTTACTCCAAAGTTGATGTCACCAAAGCTCATGCTAGATCCAAGATTGTGGTCAATCTCTAGAACGAATAATGACTCTGCATCATTTGAGATCAAGGAAGGGTCTGGAATAAATGGACCACTCACTGATGCGGTTGCTCCATTCAGAATCCAAGGGTACTCAAAGGTTGGACCAGTGATACCTGGGTAATATAAAGAAGACAATCCAATAGGTCCTCCGGTTGGACCGGTGATCCCTGTTGTTGTTAGAGATGCAGCGTTCGGATATACGTTATTATAAACAAATTTGCCAACTTCCAAATATCTGCGGAAAGTTCCAGCTACGAAGATTGATTCGTCGTTGAATCCAGAGGAAACCGAAAGTACCTTAGTTGAATATCCTCTAAAAGGAATAGCACCTAAAGGCTGTCCCGATTTTGAATAATAAGCCAAGAAACCAGCATTCAAATTAGACCCAGCCGGAACAGGTGATCCTGCGTTGGTTGGATTCGGGTTTGCGAATTGGACATAGTTTGATCCGTTCTTATATCCTAAATAAACGCCAGCTGCATTAGTATAACCACCAACTATTACATTACCATTATTGGTGGTAGATGTTGTGATGTATGCGGTTCCTCCTGTTGCACTAACGATGAAAGAAGATCCGGTTAGGCCTTCTGCAGTTTGGATCTGAGAGGATAAAGGAATTGGTCCAGCAGAATAAAAATTAGGATTTCCTACCTCACCAGTGATAATAGATTCTAAATCAGAGTTTACGAAAAGTAATCTAGGATCTGTCCCAGGATGCTGTCTCATCAAATAATCGAAGTCGTCCCCGCTCCACGATGGATAATCCCAAGTGTATTTGTTTGCTTTTGGTAATCTGAGTGAATCTGTGTTGGTATAGTCTACAAAATCCCATCCAGTTGCGCCCTCGTAATCCGATGTAGCTCTTACGTGTGGGATTACGTATGAGAACTGAACTAAATCATTATAACAAGATATCCAGAGATCGTTTGTGTAATTCCTGAAATTATCATTTTGTGTATTTTGGGATATCAGTTCAGCGGAGATGATGTTGTCGTTTGGTAAATCGCCCGTTGATACATCGAAATTGGTAAGAAATGATCCATTAAAATGGTAAAGTCCTGTTCCCTGCTTCAATTCCCCTTCCCCTGCTGAAAAGAATATATGACCATTGGGTCTAACAGTTATGGTAGTTATAAGATTAGACGAAAGATTGGTAAATGATGATGAGTTCCATGCTTGCCATTCGTTAAAATCATAGAAGCAAAATCCAGATTCTGTGCCTATCCACACATTACCATTTTCATCAAATTCGATTGCTCTAATTTGATTTCCTGGTAATCCAGAATTCTCAGTGGTAAGAACCTTAACGTGAGGTACGTAGATACTTTCCGAGTATAAATTTTCTGTCTGGTAATAAGAATCTTTAAGGATCCAGATACCGTTAGATGTTCCTATCCAATATTCATAAGAGAATCCATCTAAACCTCTTGGCTGAATAGTATAAACACGAGGAATAGTATTACCTTCTCCCAGAATATTTCTCCACTCCCTCGCCTCTGTGTTATAGATTAATAAATTACCCGCGGTGGCTCCAATAAATCCTGTTGTTCCGGTTACACCTATGCCATCATTCAAAGAATTGATGAAAGCTAGAACTTCTGATCCATAAGGGCTTGCCTCGATTACCGGACATTGATAGTATCCTCCGGTGAAGCCAAGTTCGGTGAATGTCCAGGATTCTGATTTTTCATTGTCCTGACCATATAATTTGGTGACCGCAACATCTGAAATGCATGGTCCATTAGCGCATCCAATCCATTTGCTCTGATCAGCATCAATGCTTAAGCACCGGGTATCTAGATAATATGGATCGTTGCTCGGAAGAGCAGAATTTTGATAGTTTAGGTATGTCCAATTATCTCCATCAAAATAAGAAATATCTTGTCCTACTGCCCAAACCCTATTCTTGTTGTCGAGCTTTATCTGTGTTATCTTTAAATCGTTAGCGGGCATTGCTGTATTTATTCATTATTATAAACTTCCACCATAATACCATCCTCCGCTGGGACCTGGGATGATACCAGGCATCGGGTTAAGCTGGGTCTGATCATCTACGCAACCAAGCCATGAAGCATACCTGAACCTTGCGTTAGCTGGGTTCAGCCAATCGCTTGGGAATGCAGCAGGTCCAGATAGTCCTACCCCGGTTGAAGGTGCTACGACAACTGTCCATTGTACGAGTGATGAATTATCGGTGATCTCTATTCTAGTAACTGTTGCGTCAATTGATTCGATTAGAATACCGTGGTAATCAGATCTGTTATTGTATCCCGTTAGTCCATAGACAAAATTTGTAGGAACGAAATAAGGATTGTAATCTTCGCTTTCTTTAACTCTAATTGGAATTATACCACTACCGATAGGTGTGAAATAACTCGTTATCGACTGGTTTAACACCGATGCAATACCAAGATTTGGACCTACGTCCTGGGCTTTAAAAAATCCATATCCGTCATTACCGGACAATCCTGCAGACGCATCAAAATTGGTTTGAACCAGGTCAACACCATTGGACCAGTGTACAGTG